GCCGACGCAGCGCCAACGCCGGAGCCAGCGGCTGAAGACAAAGCCACAGAAGTGGCAGCGCCAGCTACAGAGCTTTGCCCGGCGACAGAGAAAGAGGCATCACCACCGGCAGACGCCACGCCGCTCGCAGTTGCAGATCCAGACGAGCTGGCCGCGACCAAGATCGCGCGAACGACATAAACAGTCGATGTCGCCGATCCAGCCGAAATAGCCGTGGAGGACTTCTGGGCAAGCGACACGCCAGAGGCAGCCGCCGACCCAGACGACGAGGCCGTCACTGCTTTCGCAGCGATAGAGACAGCGCTCGCGGTCGCCGACCCAGAGGACGACATCGCCGCCGATACAACCGCGATCGCAGAACCAGAAGCCGTCGCTTGACCAGTGGAGGCGAATGTCGAATCGTTCCCGGTGGAAGAAACGGCACTAGCTGAAGCAGATCCGGCTGAGCTTGCGACAGAAATCGCCACTCCAATGGCAAAGGCAGTCGGTGTCGCCAAACCAGCCGATGAGGTAGCAGCAGCGGCAACAGCAGCAGCGACTACCGAAGAGCCACCAGATCCGCTGCCCGCAAAAGCTGACATCGCCGCAGCGGCGCCTTGTACAGCAGATCCAGCAACACCCCCGGAACTTATTGCGGACGCAACCGAAGCCACACCGACAGCAGTCGCCGCAGAAGACCCAGAGCTGGCAGCTACCGACCCGGCAGCAATCGCAAAAGATGCACCGGTCGGAGTCGAGGTTAGCCCAAGCCTTGTGAATAACGACACGGGTTACGCCTTCGGCTTAGACGATGATGAATGTGTCGGCATCCGCCGGTGCGTTCGGCATCGCGCCGCCGCTGTGCGTCTCGACAGTGAAACGTAGCTCCGACGATACGAGGCTTGCTGCTGTGATTTTCACCGGCAGACGTTTATTCTGCCCGCTGGTGAAGATCAACGTGCGGCCTTCCCAGGTTTCATCGACGGTCAGCGTGGTCGAGAACGCAGTTGTAGTTGAACTCGTGGTTGAGGCTTCGACTGCACCCGCGTAGATTTCATTGGCTCCCGCCAAGAGTTGCAGCCAAGCCGGATCGCTGGGGTCAAACGCCACCACCTGAAAGTCAACCTTCGCGTCGATCGCGCCAGGCGCTGAGAACCAAGCCCGCACCGGCCCGTACTGATCAAACTTACCGTTTGGCGAATGATACTTGTAGTTCCCGTTGCTTTGCTCGGCCCACTTACCGGGCGAGTAGGCGTCACCAATCGCTCCCGCGCTGAATGACAGGCCTACTGTGGCCGAGTTGCCATCGGTGTACCCGCCACTCATCGCACTGTGCGGGACACCAGTCTTTCCCTGACCGGTGACTGAGTCACGCAGGAACACATTGATGATCTTGCTGGTGGTGTCTTTTTTAACCAGTTCCATTTCAATCCTCGATCACGATTACAGAGCCGCCGCCGGATGGGAGTTCAGACACATTTGCGCCGCCAGCCGAATCTGTGTCGGTCAGGATGTCCGGCAGCGTCGTGAGCGTCTCCACCGGTGTCTCCAGTGAGAACCCGCTCAAGTCGCCAACGTCGCCAAGGATGTCGCTGATTGCCATCGGTTAGTTCAGGGTGAGGATCGCGCGGACAGGGATGTCATTCGTCAGTGACGCTGGGGTGTAGCGGACGTAAGTCTGGCCGTTGCTCTTATCAGTGTTCGTCCAGGCACTCCACGAGCTTCCGCCGTTGATTGAACGCTCCCAAGTACCTGTAGGTGCCGCTGTGTTGTCATCCACTAGGAGCGAGCCTGATTCAGCGTTGTACAGCCTCACCCGTAGGGCCGGGACAGACTTGCCAAACGGCACATCGTGACTCCAGGCAAACTGCTCGTTAGCGATAGAACTGAGTTTCGTGCTCAAGCTGAAGTGGACGTCTGTGCTGATGTCGTCGTAGCTGAAGGCCAGCGAATAAACTCGCCCTAGCAGTCCAGTCTCGCCCATCGTCCGGAACTCAACAGCGAACTGGATCGAAGCCGCTGGCGTGACTGCTGACAGGTCGCCCGTGTCAGACAGCACCGTCCAGCCGCCTGAGTTGTCAGAGATCCCGCTGGTGCGATACAGGATTCTGTGCGGCCCAGGCTTCTCGCCGAGGTTTTGTTTGTTGCGACCACCGATGACCGCGATGTAAGACACGTCAACTCGCCCATACTTATTGACGTTCGACGTGCTGATCTTCGGGAAAATTACTCGCTGATTCGATGTGCTGGCGTACTCCCAGTCTGCCTCCAGTGGGTATGCAAAGATCCCAGACTGCCCGGCGCTATCGACCATGTAGGTGATGCCAGCAAGGTTGATACCAAGGTAGGGGCTATAAGGGTACGTCGAGAAAACGGCAGGGGAGTCATTATCAGGGAAAGCGCCTCCCGAAAGAAAGTTGCCCCGTCTGTAGTTTGAGTGCATGACCCTGTCAAACTCAGCCTGACCGAACCTTGCTAGATAGAGTCGCTGAGAATTACCAACTGACACCAAGAACCGGTCAATCAGGCCCAGATATTCAACGGTCTGGTTACTGAGCAGTGTTTGAAAAGTCGCTGTGCCGCCGGGCGGCACTTCATCCAAGAAGTCAGCATCATCCCAGGTCGTATCCGAAGCCGTGATGGTTGACAGCGGCTTTGAGCAATAGACCCGCGTCGAAGTCACGAACACTCCCGCAGGTGAGCCAGGGTTAGTGCCGTGATTTGGCACCGCATATACGCCGTTCCCGTAAGCGAGAAGCGTCCCGGTCACGGCCTGCGAATTCGTTTTGAGCACAAACGCGCTTGTGGACTTTCCAGACGCCAGACCAGAGAGAGCCGCCCGCAGATTATACTTGAACATCTGCGCACCGCCCGTCGAGTCCATCGCCCAGCAGGTGTGCGTTGTTTTATTCGTGACCGGCTCCAGTATCAACCCGCACCCTGCGGTGTTCGTGTTTGATGCGTTGTCGGCGAGCCAGTAGGTTGCCCGGATGTTGTCCGTTGTGGTTGCTGCCGCAACTGTCGTCTGGTTCGCGAAGGTTTGATAGCTCAGACCTTTCGTGACAAGCAGCCCACCGTTCGCGGTAATGCTGCAAGTGATCAGATTGACAATCCGCAGATCTTCAATCACGTAAGCGGTGCCCGCTGAGATCGTGCCTGGAGTTGTCGCAACCGTGATCGACGTGTTACTGCCGACCGCAGTGATCTCGTACCACGCCGTGATCTGGGTTGGATCAGTTGACCCAAACCCGATTCTGTTGCCGACACACACTCCGTCGGTAGACCAAGTAGTGCTTGTCCCGGTGACGGTTGTACCGCTCACCGCGACGGTCCCAGCCGTATGCAGATCGTAAGTGGCGGCGATGTCTCTCGCCATGCAGTTTCCACCGCCCGGCGGCGTCGTGATGATGAAGCCAACCGTACTGAATTCGCCAGTCCTTCGGTCGTACGTGTACATCGCGACACGCCGGGTTCCTGAAGCGCTGGCTACATCCCCACCAAACACCCAGTCGATGTCGTTCGACCAACGGATTGCGGAAAGGACGCCCGTGTAGGTTCCCCCATGCCCGTTGAGTGTATGCACATGAGAAACCGGTATCGGCCCAACCCACTTGTCTTGAGGTTTTGAGCCGGTCATCCGGCGCATCAATGTCCCTAGCCCAAGATGGTCCTGGTTGTAGGTTCCACCCGGCAGCGTGTAGGTCGTTAGCGAATCGAAGTCGCTGATGATGGTGGTCTTGTTTGCCATCGGGCCTACAGGAGAGTGAGAACAGCGCGAACTTTGATATTGTCAGCGAGCGATGCTGGCGTGTAGCGAATGTAGGTGGTCTCGTTGCCCTTATCGGTTGTCACAAACGAACCCCACGACGTTCCATCAGTAGACCGCTGCCACGTTCCGATCGGCGTTGCCGAGTCGTCATCAAGCAACAAACCACCAGTCACGGCGTCATAGAGCCTGATCCGCAGCGTAGGAACAGTGCCGCCGAACGCGGTCGCGTGCCTCCATGCGAAATACTTGCTGGCCGTCGAACTTTTGCCGACGCTCGGTTGATAGTGCGAGTCGGTCTTTACGTCGTCATAAATCAGAGTGACGGAGTAAACGCGGGCCGGTATGTTCACCACTCCGATAGTGCGGAACTCCAAAGCGAACTGGATCGCGGCACCCGCTGCAAACGCCGAGAGATCTCCCGTATCCGGAACAACCGACCATTCGCCGGAGTTGTCATCAATTCCACCCGTGCGAGCCAGCAACCGATACGGCTCTGTTTGAAGGCCAAGATTCTGGCCCGTCGCCCCTCCGACCACTTGCGCGGACGCAACGTAAGCCCGCTGCAAAGTGTCAGCGTTCGGTGTATCGAACTTTGGCAGGATGATCCGCTGACTCGTCGCGGATGCGTACTCCCAGTCGGCCCCAAGAGGGAACGCTACGAGAGTACCGACGTTGGTGGCAACAGATTTTAGGTAGTAACAAATGCCGCCCTCAACCCAAGCAACAGCGGCAGTGCTGTTGCTTTGCGGGGCAGGAGTTGTGTTTGCCGAAGCAGTGGTCGCGTCGATCTGCTTCAAGTCAGAAAAGATAATCCGGTCGAACGGTTGAGACGCAGCATTGTACTTGGTCACGTAAGAACGAGCACCGGTGGCCTGCGTGGTCAGCACCAAGAACATATCCAGCGTGCTTGAATACTCAATGTTATTCATCGCGTTGGTAACACCAAACGCAGATGAACCGGGCGGGACTTCGACGGCAACATCGGCCTGCCACGGCATACTGTTTCCGATCTGACTCAGAGGCAGAGTTCGGTAGATTCTCGTCGTCGTACAGAAGTATCCGCACGCCTTACCAGACCCCGGTCCATGACTCGCGACCGCGTATCGCCCGTTGTTTAACTGTGAGTTGGTGCCCGTCACAGCCTGAGTAGCCGACCCATGCACAAATGCACTCGTGGACTTACCTGAAGCTAATCCAGCGAGCGCGACCCTCACGTTGTACTTAAACAGCTTCACGTTCGCAGTACCGTCAATCACCCATGCGTACTGAGTGGTCTTGTTGACCTCTGGCTCAAGGATGATCCCGCACGCGACCGTGTTGGTGACAGTGCCTGCGTCAGCGAGCCAGTAGACAAGCCGGGCATTGTCGGCGGTGGTCGCCGCGCTGATGGTTGTGCCAGCCGCAATGAAGATCTCAGGCCGTAGACCTTTGGTGATGAATAGCCCACCGTTGGTCGCTGTGGCGTTCGTGGTCGCGGTGATGCAACTCAGGTCTTCAATCACATAAGCGGCGCCCGCTGAGATCGTGCCGGGCGTCACGTTGACCGTGATGGAAGTATTACTGCCGACTGCTGTGATCTCGTACCAAGTGCTGATCTGAGTCGGGTCGGTCGAGCCGAAACCAATTCGGCTTCCGACGTTGACCTCGTCAGCAGACCAAGTAGTGCTCGTACCTGTGATCGTCGTACCGCTTGCCGCGATGGTGCCCGTTGTGTGAAGGCTGTAGAGCATCCGCATCCCACGAAGCGTATGGTTCGTGCTCGGCGGGTAAGTAAAATTGACAAACCCCTTCCAAGTGAAGGTGTCCGTCGCCTTGTTAAATTCATACATCCCAACACGACGGCCCCCGGCAGCGGAAGCAGCATCACCGTAGAACACCCAGTCGATGGTGTCAGACCAGGGGATGACGTGAATCGAGTTTCCCGGAATCGAAGCGGACTGCTCGAAGGGTCTCGCCAACGCAACCGGCTTCGGCCCGATCCACTTGTCGGTCGGGCTTCCGCCGGTCTTCCGCACCATCAGCGAACCCAAACCAAGATGGTCCGGGTTGTAGGTTCCACCCGGCAACGCATAGGTCGTGAAGCCTTGAAAGTCGGAGTAGGTGAGCGATTGACTTGCCATCTAGCGAGATCTTTTCAAAGGTGCGGAACTGGAAACAGAGCGGGGTTATAGCCCTGCTTTGATTGCGGCGCGGACTTCTTCGGCGGTAGTGACCCCGTCACCCATCGCCGGATTGAACCAAGTGTTCTCGATCTCCACTCGAAGCGCGTCGATCGCTGCGCGGCGGGAAGGCTCTGCGACCAGAGCGAGATGGGCAGCCCGGATTGCGGCAACATCGGCGGCAGTGAGGGTTCCGTAGGGCTGGCCGCCTCCCAGAGCGATCAGGGCGCCGCCGACGGCCTGCATCGGCCCAGGCAGACTGGCGACAGCAGCGACGACCTGAGAGGCTCTCGGTTGCGTGTCGGTGGTGATGACTTCACCACGACCGAAGACGTGAGAGATAAACCAACCGAGCAGCAGCTTCAGTTCGCCGTCCGGCAGACTGACGTAGTAGTTAATCAGCGCGCCGCCGCGATTGCGGGTCACCGGGTCTTCAAACACGAGGCCCGATTCTTCCAGCAGGATCTTGGCTTCGCTGCACAGCACGGAGTGGGCGGTCTTGTGCGCGAAGTAGGCAGCAATCTGGGCATCGGTCATGCCCGCGCCTTCAAGCGGTTGAATATCGGAAACGTAATCCAGAGACATGCCTGATCCTTTCACTCTTCGTTGCTGTTGTTCTTGCGGAACAGCCACTCGTACCCACGGCTGATCCTGTCATCCACAAACGCACCAATCATGTCGGCCCATCGCAATGAAGCGACGACCGCGAAAACGAAGAAGATCGCCTCCCACGGCGTCCAGTGGACGATCCCCATCAAACCCAAAGGATCACTCATCTTCCAGATCGCTCTCTCGTTCTCTATCAATCTCGTCGCTGAAGTCGTCTTTGTAGAACTGCTGGGCAAGCGTCGGGATCGTTATCCACCGCTCCTTCCTGGGTCCGCCAGCGCCCTGCGGATAAGTGACCGCAAGAACCCTCTCGATACCCATCGAAGCACACATCTTGACCAACGCCTTCCAGACGCTCAGCGAAATCTTCTTCTCGTACGGTCCAATCTCAGCAGACTTTCCGTCAGAAAAGACCTGCATCGAAGAACACCAGACATACGGATCTCCGTACCTCTGCTCATCCGTGAATACCCGAATATCCCCGTGACGGGGGCGAAACTCTGCTCTCATAAATAAACCCACAACCCGAGAATCCATCCATACAGGCCGCTCTCGGATCGTAGGTGTCGAGCGAGCTACTTTCCAGTCGATGGCTTCACGTTGGCTTCGCAGACAGCAAGAATCCCAGCGACGACTGGATTTGAAGAGGATAGCGCCTTGAGAGCCGCTGCGCCAAAGATGGCCAGATTTCTGGCAATCGTCTCAGCGTGCGGGGCAATCGAATCGCGAACAAAAGACCACGCCGACCCGGATGCCATCTCACGCTGCTGCTGCTCGGTCGGAAGCGAGGCGATGCCCTGGATCTTCGGAATCACCACATCAGATACATCGCTCGGCAGAGATTCAGCGACGACCGACATCAGCTTCCCGAGATCGATCGGCTTTCCATCCACCGACTGATTCATCGTCCCTTCATTCTTGCCAACCACGTTCTGTCCGCCGCTGATGTTGATCGGACCAAAATTCATAGAATCACTCACGACTCACCTCCCCTGAGTTTTCACCAAGCACGTTCTGTCCACCACTGATATTCGTGATCGCTCCAGGCCGGAGCTTGATCGCTGTTTCGGCGAACTCAATAAACTTGTCTCGCAGTGCATCCAGCTTTCCAGCCAGCATTTCCCGCTCCTTATCGCCCGAGCGGCAGATCACCACGAACAATTGATTCGATTCTTCGAGAGAGTTCACTTCGATAGCGCAGTGGCACTCCTGAAAACAAGCACCGAATGAAGCGAACTCAACATCACCGGAGCGAACTCGGTCGATCGACTCAGAGAAAACTCCACGGTCTGGATCACAGGCATACATCGACAGGCTCTTCCCGACCAGCAGCCGCTTGTCGGCGCCGACCATCCGAGCAAACGACGACGTGCATCGAATAATCAACCCGGTTGTGCGGTCGATGGCCGCAAACCCAAAACGAACGTGCCGCTCAAGATCGTTCCAATGCACCTGGATTGCTCACTTGCTGTCACAGCTCAAGATGTCCTTACAGTCCTGCAAGTCACCAACTATTTCCACATAGAGCGCTCTCGCTCGGTCCTCTAGCCGCCCGTCCTTCTTAATTCGTTCGATTGCAGACGCCGACATGATTGGCTGCCCCTTTGCGACCGAACTGGCGATCTCGGAATAAGACTCTCCTTCGAGTCCACGATGAAGACCTGACACGATCAGCATCTTAGCGCCTCCAGCGGCCTGAACCAGCTCGACAGCATCAACCACGGAAGCCGGAGGAGCATGGAGATCGATCATCACCAAGTCAAATGGCTTCTCCCTGGCGACATCGACAGCGGAGCGGATGCTGCAAACGGTCACAATGTCGTGATCCGACAGCTCCTCGCTTGCCTCCATTCGCTCCTTTGCGCAGTCGTCAACGAACAGAATCCGCATGGCTTAGTACCCGCATTGTCCGTTTGCACAAGGCTGGACGACCACGGAAGTAGCCCCCTGGTATCCGACCGGAAGAGGTCTACCGACCCAAGTCTCATAACCGCCCGATGAATACACAGGGAAGCCATTGACCGCCTGCGATGTTCGCTCGATCGGAACCCCGTTGATCGCCACCACGCGGCCACCAGGGGGAACCTCAAACTCGCCATAGCCAGCCACGTAATCGATCTCGACAGTGCTTTCCCTGACCTCACCAGTAGGCATCCGATACGCGATGATTGCCTTGACCTGCTCTTCAACCTTCGTGAGCCTGCCCTCAACAGTCGTGAGCTTGCCCTCCGATCTCGTCATCCGGCTTTCCAGGTTAGCCAGCCTGGACTCGATCGAGCTACCTGCCTGAGTGTTCACTTGCGGCCTGTATCCAGGACCAGCCGGAGCGACGGGATTCACCGCCTGCTCGACCCTCTGCGAAAGCACCGGAGCATTTTGCGGAGGCGCCAACTGGACATCCGGCTGCCGAGTAACCGCCGCCTGAGAGCCTTCCTTGCGTGAATTGATGATCTCCAAGAATGTCATGTACCGATCCCGCCGCACCTCACCGGTATCCCACAAGACGGCAACCTGCGGCGCTGGCTGGTCAAGCGGAAGCGAATCATCCACGAAAACCTGGACGCCAGCGGCCTCCAGTCGCGGCTTCTCTATCTGAATCCACAGGTCGCAGTATTGGCACTCCTGGCCACGCCACTTCCGGATCACCACCTGCTGAGGCATCGGCTTGGCAACCGCCGGGGTCTCGACAAAAGGGGCGGCCTCGATAACACGCTCGTTAACGAACTCAACCTGCGCAGAAGCAATAGCTGGAAGTGACACCACCAGCATAGACACAACTCGAATCAGCACTTTATTCACCCTCCGGAGCAGAACTGCCCATGTCGCCAGACGTGACCTCGTTTGTCCCGTTCAGGTGGTCAAGAGCCTGCATGATCGCAAACAGCGCCCTTGCCTTCGTGTCGCTACCAAGCGATGTCGATTGCAGATGGCTCAACCGAGACTGACACGCATCGAGCAACATAGACACCTCGGAGTCCACGTCTCGGACGCGGCCCCACTGCATCCGGAATCCAGGACCGCTGGATGTCGCCTGATGCAAGTCACCAGAAACAACAGCTCGATCGTAGTTCACGTAACCGCTCACAGGACTCACATCCTCTCGTTGGTGGGTCTTCCACTGGGCATAGAGAAACATGGTCGCGAACCCGGCCATGTACCACGCCATCGATTCAAAAAACTTAGCCATACCACGCCGCCGTTGAAGCCATCGACCTCGGAGTGACGCGACGAACGGCGATGTATTCGTGTGCCGTCGCCTTATTCTCAGCGAGCACCGCGTAGCCCTCGTTGCCCCAGGTCTTTTTCCATGAATTGACGATTTCGATCCCATAGGTCCGACCGTCAATCTTGACGACACGTAGACCGCAGATCAGGTGGCCCCACCAAGCGAGACCGAGCGTCACCGGACACGGATTCACCGGGTCCAGCAAACACGAAACAGCCGCATCAAAGTTCTGGCTCGGCAGCTCCTCGAAATCGACGACATTATGACGCTTCGCGTCGAGCTGCTGCTCATGATTCCTTGCGTACCGCCAATCGAATCCGTCTTCTGGCCATGTCTGGATCGTGGGGATACCGAACTTCGTGATGTACTCGATCGCTTCTCCAGCCCAACCGCCCTCGTTGCGCCCATTCTTTCCTTGCCACGCTGGCCCAGTGGCGCTCAGGTGAGGGATCACGCCAGTCGCCGCACCGTAGCGGTTCATTACCGCCGCAACGGTCCCGTACATCCAGCAGTACCCATAACCGTCCTGGTCGAGTACCGGGGCGTTATTCTGCTTATGGATGTGCCACGGGGACGTTTGGTTGTCCTCCTGCATCTTGATCAGGTCGTCCCACTTCGATCGCGGGAAGATCTCACCGGTGAATCTCGGCGCGTAGAATCCCAGGCCGTAGCGAGAGTAATCTCGAATCTCAAAACCGCCCGAGAATGGCTGGCTCTGGTCAGTCACCTCAGCGACGTGGCGCAGATAGTTCGAGTCGTCGATGATGAAGGGATCACTTCCCAGGTTGGTGACGTAGCTCACTTCTTCAGCTCTCCAATCAGCTTGAGCGTCTCGTCGATCGTGGCTGGGATATTGCGCACGCGACCCCTCTTGTTCTTGTCAACAGTGACCATCGCGGGCGGAGGCCCGCTCTTCGCCGCAGCCATCATGTCTTGCCACTGCTTGTCTTCCTTCGTGAGATCATCACGCACGTCGTAGACCCGCAGATCGATACCCTGGCCACGGCAGAACTCCTTGACCTTCTGGCTCATCGCCACCTGCCCCTGCTCAGCGGGCATCGTGTTCGTGATCGCCAGCAGCACAGCCTCTCGTTCCGTAACGATTGGTATCGGCGCTGGCCCAGGCTCCGGAATGATGTCCGGGATCTTGTCGCGGAACTGGAAGTACAGCAGCACCCCGATCGCCGCGATCAACAGCCAGTACGGAGCGCCACCGCTCGCAGCCGCCGGAGACGGTGACCCCTTTGCGATCTCTCTGGTTTTGAAGATGTCGATCTTCACCGCGATCCCCCGATCTGTCGCTTCAGGTCTTCAATGATCTTCACAAGATCCTCGACCGTCGGCGGGACTGGAGGAAGCAATTCAGGATGCGCAGACTCCAGCCGAGACAGTCGCTGATCGATCGAAACGAACAGCTCCTCCAGCTTCTTCAGGTCGATCTCACGCTCCTCGGTTGCCGAAGACACCACCGACGCCACGCTCCCGCGAAACCAGCCGAGCGATGAAGCGATCAGCTTGAGCACAGCAAACCCAGTGATTCCAACCAGTGCGGCTGAGTCAATCGCCACAGAGATCAGGTCAAGCGGACCAGAGAATCCGGCAGCAGGGGGCGACAGGCCAAGCCGGAGCGAGAACCAGCTCGACATCCACAGCTTGGCCGCTACAGCGATCATGAACACGCCAAGGGCCAACTGGGCCATCTTGTTCTTACTGAGTTCTTCCACACCTGCCTCCGGGAATCTTTCTCGCTTCAATCGCATCGTTAGCGACCGGCGGTCCTATTTCTAGTCCGCGTCGGTAAACGACATCCGAACGCCGTAATGACGCAGCGCTCGCGATGGCGCTCGTTCTTCAACGCAGAAGTAGGAGAGATCGACGCCACCCTCCAAAAGCTCAGCGCGAACGTCGCCAACGATTTCGTCGTGAGACATCGACTGGACGTGAGACCAGTTGTGACCGGCGTGCATTTCCTCGACGGCGCCACGCACCGCCATGCAGATCCTGGCCACATAGGTCGGCCCCCAGTTCTCCCGAACCAGCAGCGGATCGATGACCCGATAAGCGAACTCAGGATTGACCGTGATCGTCACCCCGTCGGCGGTTACGCACGTCTGAATGTCTGCGTCCAGCGGCTGCTCATGGCGAGGCCAGTATTCGACGTGATCCAGAATCGGAATGAACGCCACCGGTCGGCTGGAGATGTGAGGCCCGAACAGGAACGAATCGACGATCATGAACTCGTAGGACCACGGGCGTCTGGAGATTCTCGGAATCAGATCCGTGAAGATCCGAATCACTTCCGCAATGATGTCGAACAAGTGCATCGCTGGATCTCCGATATTGGGCAAGCCGGACGGCTGACTCGACGATATTTTGGTCCAAGCCACAGGCCGTCCCGGCTCGCCACCTACGCAATCTCGAAACAGCAGGGGCCAAAATCAACTACTCACAGAACACCGGGTACCTGACTGTCATCTGAACCCTCTCCACGTCGAACAACTGCATCATCTGGCACGGATACTCGAACGGAAAACCCAGGCTCTGAGCGAACTCATCCCAGCCCTTGAGTGATCCGTTGATCGCGAACCTGCCCGCTGGCGTGTAGGTATGGAAGTGACCAAGAAGCGTGCTGATCGCAGTCTGAGTCTGGTCCTGCTTGGCGACCCAGCGGTTAAGAGGCACCGCAATCCCGCCAATTCCTCCGGCATATTTGATCTGATGGCCGTGGATGGTTCTCAGGAACACATCCTTGATCAGCTCTGTGTAGTGGACATCCGACTTGGGAATCACCCACTCGACCCCATCTCCAGAGACTCGATCACGTAGGTTCCACCCGATCCAGGTTTCGTAGCTGGTCTCGTAGTCGTTCTTGTACTGGACCTTCTTGGTCGTGCGACCATGGTTACCACGGTGGTAGACGATCCGGATTTTCTTCAGTGCCGCGTTCGAGATCAGGGTGTTCAGCTCTCGCTCAAGCAGCGACTGCGCGAAATAAGCCTCCTCGACCGGCCCCATGCAATTGGTTTCCGCAAGCTCCGGATGTAGGTACCCGGTGATGAAGTCGCCACCGAGAATCAGCACCATCTCATCAGCCGACGAGGACAGTCGGATGAGCTTCAGCAGCTTGAGAACACTTTCGGTGTTCACCTTAGCCCGAGCGTCGGCGACCTCTGGGTTAAACTCGTTGCGTCCATTGGTCTTTGACTTGTCCACCTTCTCGGCAACATGCCAGTCAGACCAAAACACGACTGGGATCACGCCAGTCGTCGGCGACGAATCGTCTTTCACCGGACGACTGCTAACAACGTCCTGCGAAGCGATCGCGGCAATCGTGTCCAAGGACTCACGAAGCCGCTGATTCACTTTCTTGAGACGGAGAACGTCTGCCTCAAGAGATCGGATCACGCCCTCGGCAGCGTGAAGTTTAGAATCCAGGCCAATCTCCCCATCTGATGGGAGATCGCCAATCAAATCCATCAGGCCCATCGTCTACTCCAGTTCGATTTCATCGCTGGCGAGCTGGCGAAGAAACTGGTTGAACCCGGTCTTCTCGCAATTCACCACTGGAGGATTCAAGGGTCGCTCCTTGTCCTTTCCCGAGAGATACGCAAACAGCGTGTTGCGCGAACGAAACTTCTTCCTGACAACACCACCGGCAAGCCAGTTCTTCAGCAAACCGACAAGGTCTTCAAACCTCTTTGGATCTTCAGCGCGAAGAACACGCCACCAAGTTCGGCTTTCGTTGAAGCCGAGTTCGTCCGGCAACGACTCGACTCCTGCGATCAGGCTGTTCGTTTCTTTCACTGGATGCTCCGCTGGTCGCTCAATGAACAGTCATTTGGACAGCAGCGGAAGGCCGCGTTCAACTCACCACCGACTGACGCCAGACAGCTAAAACGTCAGGGCGAGACTTCCTTTCCTGCCCGCGACGATTCCATGGAACCCGGTGGCCATGGTCCTCGCAGATCCCGCGATCAATGCGTTTCACCACCCCAGAGTCGAAGTCCTTCCACAGCCTCATGCTCGAATGGACCGGCAACCAGAATGTTTCAGCAGGGAGCTTGGACCGGGATGTCTCACGGGAATTCCAGTGGATCAGGAACCCGCACAGAGCCCCGGACGTGGAACGAGAGAGCAAGTGATTGAGCTGTCGAGATCGACTGCCCCTGGTCTCCATCCTGTAAGGCGCAAAGTCCATCGAAGACTGGCTCGACACTTTGCAGTCCCACACGACCTGACGACCCATTGGCCCGATCACGCCCTCAAAGTCAGGTAGCGATGGGATCACCCTGGCCAGCACCGTCCCGTCTGGGTTTCGCCCCATGACCGCGCACTGAACGCCGTACCTGCCCCAGCAGCCTTTGCCTTTTTCCTCCTCCTTCATTAGACGCTCGAACGTGTAGCGTTCGAACTCCTTGCCAGCTCCTTGCCCAACAAAGTCAGGCGGCTCCTCAGTCGTCTCCGTCCTCAAGTAGTCGTCTCGAAACACGTCCCAACACCTCCTGTGCCACGAGCGCCACGCAGAACGCGACGAGCGAGTGGTCACTTGCCTTGTATGTACCTGCCCGGCCCTCTTCAGCCAGTCGAGTGATGTCTTTTAGCATCTCTTCGGCATACATCCAGAGCTGATCCCCGTCGGCGTCACTCACACAAATTTGATCCCGATGTTTCAGCGACAATTCTCACGGCTCCCTTCTCGACTCTTCTTCGAGCCGACTCGCAAGACTCCTCAGAACAATCGATCGTCACGCACGATCGACCAAGCGCGTCGGCAACCACTGCCGTCGTGCCAGATCCACCAAAGCCATCCACCACGCAATCACCAGGAAGCGTGTAAGCAAGGATGTGTCGCTCAAGCAATCTTTCCGGCAACTGATTCGGATGTGCCTTTCTTCGCTCTCTGTTCGTGCCTTGCACACGACCAAAAAACGGACCATCCGAAGGGACTCCCCAGACAGTTCCCGGAACACGACGCCCACCGCGATCGTGGTCGAACACCCTTGGATCGCCATAAACCGCCGCCCGATCCGACTCGACCAGCACAGCTTCAGGGTACCACTTCCTTTCGCCCGGCTGACGAAGCACGATCTCGGGGCAGTGTCCATCGATCCAGTTGCCGCGATGACAAACACCAAACCGATAGTGCCACGCGACCTCGGTCTCGTAATGCTCATCGAGTTCCAGCTCGATGATCGATCTCCAGAACACTGGCCGCAGCTTGATTGATCCGTGAATCACCATGGCGGCGCCGGGGCGGAGCGACATCCAGGCAGCAAGAATCCACTGGGTAGTGAACTCCTGGTAGTCAGGCTCCGACATCTTGTCCACGTATCCCGCGTAGTTTTGGCCGATGCAAAACGGTGGATCAAAAAATCCAAAGTCGAATCGCCCAAGCCAATCTCGCAGAACTTCCCGGCAATCGCCGTGAACTATCTCGACCATCAGTTCCCGTATCTCCTTCCGATCATACCCGTGAGGATGTCGTACTCTGTAAGCGGCCTCTCCAGCTTCGCGTCCGAATCATGCCACAGCGGCTGGCAATCCCTGAGCCTCTGAGCCAGAACCTCCACCTTCTCCCAAGTCCCTGGCGCGTGCCTCGTCGGGGAACAGCACTTCTGCGGCTCAAAACCATCGTCCTTACCGCTTGCGCTGACGTGCTCCTGAAGATTCTTCGGACTCGCCAGCGCAAACTCTGCCTGCTTCCATGCCATCAAACTAGCTCCTTACTAAAGGCTGAACGACAGCGACCGCAGCGCCTCCACGCAAAACCACCGGGCTCTTCGAATCGCTGCTGTAGATCTCGATCCGCTCACTGGGCCACAACTCCGACAGCCTTCGAGCGTACGACCCCTTGATCACGACCGGGCCAAGACCAGGGAGCACCTCTGACGCGATCACGATCTCAGATTCAATCTCTTCTTCCGCCGACCTGACCACGACTCCGCGATAGTCCGTAGAGATCTCCACGGCACCACGGGACGCGCCACTCTGCCGCACGGCCTGCCAAAGCGACTCGCGCGAAACAATCGCAGCGTGATGACCAGCCAGTGACATCTTGCTCGTTGACTCGTGGACCCGGACCCACTCACGGGGATACACTCCGCGCCGCAGGCCAAAGGTAGCGGTCCTCTTGCCACACTGGACCGAGTACCGGCTAATGCCAACCCTGATCTCGACAGCAGATCCGCTCTCGCACGTAGCCATGATCAGCGGAATCAACCGCCCCTCGATCAGCAGCTTGACTGAGTGAGAGCAGTCTACGTCCTTGGTGTCCACGACCAGCATCGCGGCTCGATCACACGACACCCAGGTACGGCGACCAGACCGACCATCCTGATTGGCCTTTACGTCCAGAAGCACACAGTCGAGAACTCCAGTCTGGTCCTTATCGCAGACCGTGACCCGCATCATCGACAGCCACTTGATCGACTTGCCGTCGAGACTGACCCACGACTCCGGATCGACATCCATGCGAGGAGGCACCTCGTCGATACTGACATACGGAACCCACCACGAAGCCGATCCGCTCACAAACATCGAGCTGCTTCCTGGGCGATATTCAACATCATCACCGCTAGCGACGGCAGCGATCGACGCGATCGTTGATGCCCTGACGGCAAACCTCTCAGCAAGCGGCTCGGTAGGCCGAAACAGGTATTCACCCTGTCCGACCTGACCGACCACCGACGCGATCACGAGCGACCCAGCCGAGAGCGGAGTAAACAGCACGGAGCTGTCCCTGTCAGCAAACCCAGACAGGTACTGAATCCCGCTCTCGAATTGATCCGTTGCTATCTTCACTTTCCTGGCCTCCGATGTTCACGAAATCTGTTTCGCGAACATAATCAATTCACTGTGTTTCCCGACTCCATCGCATAGATCTCAGCCAGCTCCTCTGGCGACGGAACGGCGGGGGGAACTCCACCCATTTCCCCGATCACGTTCAGCTTCTGAGTGTTGCTCACCGACTCATGGATCTCCCTCGTCAGGTCTTCGAGAGACCGAGACGAAACTGCCTCGACAACCTTGTCCATGTCGTAGTCCAGGTTGTCGTAGTTGATCAACTCGCCCAGCGTCGGATTGTCTTGCACGTAAGTAAGCGCTCGCTTCGCCACCGCCTTGCAAAACATCCGGTTCTCCCAATTGAGCCACGCGGGACTATCAGGACTCTTGGACGCTGCCCGCACCTTCTTCAGCTCGTCGATCGCCATGTGCTCAAAGCGATGGCCGCCGTTCGGGAACGACACCACCGCGTAGGCGCCGACGATCGCTCCTCGCTCTCCGATGGCTTTCCTGAATCGGTACCGCTGCGTGAAGTCTTCGTCACAGTAATCAAAGTCATCCTTCTCACACACCTCCTGCGCGCGAAGGTCGAGCACCAGCCCGTGACGCCGCGCTACCGCGACCAAAGCCTTGTAGTCGAACGTCGCTTGGCACTCCATCACCTGAGTGTCTCTGCCCGTGACCGGATCTTTCTGTTTATTGAGGTACGGGATCGCGTAGACGAACTTGTCGTCAAGCGCGAACCCATACTCAGCCGCCACGCAGATCGCCTGAACGACCGACCTTGGATCGCACTGAGCCAGCTTCGCGCGAGACTTGCTGACGGCAAACGTCAGCTTCGCCCGCTGAATGAATCGATCAGCGAAATCCTTGTAGCAAGAAGGCAACATGCTACGAACCGCTTCAACGCTCGACTCCTTGCTAAGAATCGTCGAAATATCTTTGCTCATCAGTGTCTCCCTTAGACTAAATCCCATGGACCAATCGTCGAAAAATTCCTAACGCCTTCACTGGTGTCAGCCCAGTTACCAGACAGCTTGCACTCAGCCACGTCGGTCATGATCTTCCGATACTGACGCCGACATTCATCAATCAGATTGTCCGGCAACTCATTGACACAAACCTGATGTGGATACTGCGGATTCAAACAAATGAACCGCATCTCTGACGGATTGCCGTACAGCGTCTCGATTCCATTCGAGTAGTGCATCGCTTGCACCCATCCACGCTGTCCGCCGAATCGTCTGCCAGACAGGTATTTGTCGAAGTCCTCTGGAGTCCAGTTAATCGTGATCTTCAAATCGAAAAACCAAGTCTTGTCGAGAGTTGGGATCATGAAGTCCGGTCGGCAGCGACACTCCAAGCCAGTCGCCTGATCGACCCAAAACAGATCTTTCTCGGCAATGCTCAGCGGGCTCTCCGTCAAATCCTTAGCCCACTTCTGACGCCTGAACACTTCGACAATCGCAAGACATCGATCAATGTCTTCGTCCTTCATTGCCATTCGCGGGAACTTCTTGCGCGAAGCAAGATCCTCCCACAGGCTGTCATTGATCTTCTCATACTCTTTGTCTGCCGCGATCTCAGCCAATGGTTCGCCGCCGTTAAGCCGTTCGACGATTCCATCGACCTTGCTTGACCAAGCGCCAGCGAGACTTCTGCCGTTCTTCTGGTAGCACCATTCCGGATAGCGCAAGACATGCTCATCGACCGCCGCGTTATCCAGGATGATCGCATGGCAGAGATCACCCACCGACATCGCCTTATTCATCCCCTCCGGTTCCATCGTGCGTGTCACGAACGTCGCCTCATACTCTCGGCGAGAGTGCATGAACACCTTCAGCATCGAAGCCGAAACGCGACTGTAGTCGTGGTGGTAGCTATACCCGTCGGAACCAGGAACTGGCGACACTTCTGGCGACACGGCGCCTAACTTTTGAATCATCAGAATCTCCCGTTTGTTGGAATCCAAACCGAAGTTTGCGGCTTCGTCTTGAATCACTGGCCCAAAATCGTCGAATGACAGGGCGCGAAAAAAACTAAGAATCTTCCCGGTCGAGGAATCTTGTCCTAGCTCCGTCTAATCTTACTTCAAAAGCCCCTGGGCTGTCTCCCCTCCATTTCCCAACAATTAGCCAAAAATTGCGACTGGCGTCGTCGTCGCGGTGGAGAAACAGAACCACGTCAGCATCGTTGCCGATCGCGCTGGCGCTCGACAAGTCCGACAATCGTGGTCGCCGCTTCTCACCTCCGGAGTCCGCCGCCCGGTTCAATTGGGACAGCGTAAGCGTGATGATCCCCAGCTCCCTGGCAAGCTGCTTGATCTCGTGGCTCACCCTGGTCAGGTGATCGTAATCGCTCGTCCGCTGATCCGACTTGGCCACCAGTTGGATGTAGTCGATCACCAACACGTCCAGCCCCTTGGTGGCTTTCTGTAGCCGGGCCTCTGACGCGATACGTTCCCAGGTCGCATCTTTGCCGATCGGAGCATCGATCACCAGATTTGACTCACACGACTCAACGACATCGCAAATGGCCATCTCCTCTTCCACCGAAACGTCACCGCTTGATATGTACTTACCATTCACCCCACTTCTCTCGGCAAGCACGCGATCGCTCACTTCGCTTGCTGACATCTCAAGGCTTACAAATCGAACATTCAACCCGCGATAAGACATCGCGCCAGCAATCTGCTTCGCCAGCGCAGACTTACCTTCCCCGCTTCTCGCTGCAATCACAACATTGTTTGTCGATCGAAATCCACCATATCGATTATCGATCGCCAAAACTCCAGTCGGAACAATGGCAGTTTCCGCAGGCTGATCGCTCGTGTGTCTCTTGCGAACAATCAATTGAAGTCGCTGCTCACCCAATTGGCGCAGGGTTGCTGCCACAGAATTAGATCGCCGGAGACCAACGCCACTGATCTTTGCATCTAGCAATTGAATCACGGTATCTGGCTCCGGCGGCTCGTCGCCATCGTGATCATGAATCGCTTCGATAACCTCCCTCATCACCTTGTCGATCTCACGCAGCCGAGAGGCTCGCAAAATATTCTCGACATAGAATTCCACATTATACGGGACTACCGTGCTGGTCAGCTTGGCGATATATGCCAAGCCACCGACCTTCTCGAAGTCGCCAACCTGCTTGAGATGGCTGACCAAAATGACCATGTCACCAAACGGCTTTCTCGCATCAAACAGCATCTTGATGGCAGTATAGAGCTTGCCACAAGCGTCCGACGAGAAGTCCCTCCTTTCGATCTTCGAATCCACATAGACCATGCCGCCTGGGTCGAGGATCAACGACCCAAGCAGTGCCTCTTCCGAATCGATGTCCCTCGTCGCATCGCTGCGACGTACCGTCTCCCTCAACATCACTTCATCTCCAAAGTGTCACGAAACAGAATACAACGAGCAGTCGATCAGATCAGCCGCCGACGTTCGCGGGTCTCCTCGGAATGTCCCTCTTTTCACCCGGCTTATTGAACCCTCGTGGCATCGCGAAGTCATCGTTGTTGATCGCCGCCGGATTCTTGGCTCGCTCTTCCTTCAAGTCTCGCTCGTGCCACTCGATCATCCGCTTCTGATGCTTGTTGAAAGTGGCGACCCAACTCTTGATCGGCTGTGGATGCTCTTTCCCCTGTTTCCACCCGGTTGACTCGTAGTGGTTCCAGAAGCTAGCTGCGATCGCCTTGGCCTTCTTCTCATCCTTGATCCGACCAACCGCGTAGGCTTCCACCTCCTGAAGCGTCGGCCACGTTGCGATCTTCGTCTTCTCCCCGAACGTCTCCCGGCACCATCTCTTCACATGAGTGACCAGCGTGTCACCTGGATCGCGGACAACCGAGTTAAACAGCGAGACCTTCACCGACTGCTGCGCCGCCTTGATCCGGTTCGACAGGTCAGCCAGCTCCTTCCCGTTCAGCGGTGTCCCCACGATCGCCTCCTCCTTCGAGAGCGCCGCGTACAGGTACTGGATGACCTTCGGATCTGAGTGGCGCAGCCGGAGCAACAACTCCCCAGCCTCTTGCTTCTTGATCGGCTTCACGTCCTTCTGGAGATCCTTCGCCTTGACCGGAGCCTCCTCCTTCTCGGCCTTTGGCGCCGGTGGACCAGCCGCCTTCTTCTCCTCGGCCTTCAGGTGCCGCTCGTAGCGGCCCAGGATCATCTCGACGATTGCCATCCTGATGGCGCGACCATCCTTGTGGAGTTCATGCGCCCGGTTCCAGTCGTCCGTGATGTCCTTCTGTGGCATGTTGACCACGAAATTCGCTGCATCCGCCTCGCCAGCGTCCTTCAGGATGTCGGCGACCTCGGCCCGCTTGGCGCTCCGGATCACCTTTCTCTGGTTGACGCCCATCTCGCTGGCGACCTCTTCAGCTTTCCGCCTCGGATCGGCCTTCGGCTTGGACTTCGAAGCCGCTTCACTTCCGGTCTCGGGCATCAAGTTGCCACTCTGGCAACTTGATCCCTCTTGCTCGTTTTCTCCCGTGTTTTTGCTGGTTGGTCCATCCCAGCGGACACCACCGTGTCCCGATTTCCTCCGATTGTAAACCCGGCCTATCACCATCTCGAACTGGCCCGGCGTAAGGTTCCTTCGAGCGATCTGGTTCTTGTCGATCCACTCCTCAACGTCCTCCCGCGTCACGACACCCGGAGCGATCTCCGTGATGCCCTTCGTCTCGAAACCCAAGCCATGACGCTGGCAGACCGCGTAGCGGTTGTGCCCGTCCACAAGCACCTTCTCGCCAGCTTCATTCACCCAGTAAATCAGCGGGGACTGGACCCCTTCCAGCAAGACTTTTTCCTCAAGCTGCGCCAGCTCCCGTTCCGACAACAAAGCAAGCTGAGACGCAAAACCGGGATCGATGACCAATTCCATAAGGCAAGACTCCAGGGTTGAAAGAAGAAAAGCCGCCGTCTCGTCGCGGCATGGTGGAAAGAGTTGCGACATCCCACCCACGCCAAGCCACCAACCTCAAGAAACTCCCGTGGTGGCTCGGATGGACGTGTCCAAGGAAATCGTGAGGAATTGCCTGCGGTTCGCCATTACTGTTGGCTTTCTTCGACTGTCCGCGATAGCATTGACTCGTTGATCTCCCCCAACGCCCGGAGAATCTTGGGCAAACTCTCAGAGAAAGTCAACAGATTTCTCTGAGGTTTCCCGAGCTAATTCGGACATAGCAACAGAGGCTTGTATGGCAATCCAAAAGGTGAGTGCCGAAAACATCCTCGGCTGTGAAGATCAGATCATGGAGGTCGCGGCACGGCTACGGAAACTCAGAAACGCCATGTCGGCCAAGGGCTGGAAGTCATTCAGCGCCAACGCTGGAACCTTCTTTCACACGGTCGAAAAGCTGGACGAGTACAGCCAAAAGCTAGTTTCTCAGTACGAGGTTTTCGAAAGGCAACAGGAAATTCGAGAGAAAATCCGGAAGAACGAACAATGAACCCTCTGGATTTTCTCTGAGAAATCGCGACACTTCCCGGAAGCAAACGGGAGTTCACGATGTCGGACTGGCTATCAACGCAAGACGCCGCAAGGTACGTCGGCTATTCGGTTAAAAGTCTCAGCCGCTTTTGCCGCCTGGGGATGGTCCAGCACTCCCGAGTGACAAGCAAGTCGCCCTACAGGTTTCGCCGTGAATGGCTGGACGAATTCCTGGCCCGCAACTGTCGCACCCCCGACATCCAGCCGATCGCTGTGCCGCGACGACACAGCAGGTCTCGACTCAGCGAGAGTCTCATTGCCGCGATCGAAAAGAAGCGATCCCGTGATACCAAAATAGTATCAAACGGGTCATAATGGCTCCCGAGATGAGCCTTTCTGAGCAACTTTGCCCACCAAAAACCACGTAAATCGCCGCGTCAGTCGCTGTGGCACTGTCGTTCACACCGGCTAGTCCACACGCAAAAACAGCGGCAAATCATTGGTTGAAACGAGGCAGCTTTCCGGAGTGATACCAAAAACGGTATCAGCGGAGTCCGGAGGACGGCCACGAAAGGGCGATTAGTTCAGTTGGCCAGAACATCCCGTTCACACCGGGAAGGTCGCAGATTCGAGTTCTGCATCGCCCACTGCTTGAAGGAGATTCAGATGAGCAAGCCTTTCTTTTGGGAGGCAAGGAACGGCTGGTACGTCAAAGTACCGGTCGAAGGAAGCAAGAAGAAATCCAATCGCTGGCTGGCCAACAACGAGCGAGACGCCTGGACGGTCTGGGACCAGATCACCTCGGGAGGCACAGGAGAGAGCCTCTCTGTGGCCTACCTGCTGTCGATGTACCTCGACTATCTGGAAGATCGAGTCTCGCGCGGGCTCACGTCTCCAGGGACGCTGGTACGACGCAGGGAGTACATTGCCGAGTTTTTGGTTCACGGCGCCAACGAGACGGTATCGATCTCGGATCTCCGGCCCTATCACGTCACCGGCTGGCTCCAATCGAAACCGACCTGGGGCCAGAACACCCGGCACCATGCCGCCGCCGCGATCAAGTCAGCGCTCCAGTGGTGCGTCAAAGAGGGACGGGTCAAATCGAACCCGCTCGATTCACTCTCTGTAACCAAGGGAGATCCCCGCAGCTTCATGATCACCAGAGACCTCTTCCTGAAGCTCTGGGAGGCATCCGGTGACTCCAGGTTTCATCGTCGGCGCGTCACCTCATTCAGATCGATCCTGCTGGCCCTGCGACTCTCTGGCGCTCGTCCAGGGGAAGTCACGCAGCTCAGGGTCGAAGATGTCCCGAAGCCTGCTTGGCAGATCCTGGAACACAAGAACCGCCGCAAGACACGCAAGCCACGGATGATCTACCCGTCTCCATGCCTGCAAACGCTCGCTGCGATCCACGCTCACGGCAGAGTTTCCGGGCCGCTCTTCCTTGCCAACGACAAAGAACCTTGGACCTACTCCAAGATCCGCCGACGGTTCGAGCGACTGCGGAAACGCGCAAAAGCACCAAAAGAGTGTGTAGCGTACTCATTCCGCCACACGTCGATCACCGACTTACTGGTCTCTGGAGTCGATGCAGCAACCGTGGCAGAACTCCACGGGACATCGATCACGATGATCGATCGGCACTACGGTCATCTGTATAGACACGTCGATCATTTGACCAAATCTGCATCCAAGGCGATTTCGGTTCGGAACCGCTCTTGAGGAATTGCGTCCAATGATTCAAGACAGGCTATTACTTGGCTCGGCCAAGTAATGGCGACGTGGCGACTACTCTCGGCGTTCCACTGCTCGGCCCACTCGCTGGCCTCAAGAAGACCAACTCTGGTCTCTTCTCGCCACACAACCACGCCCGTCTGGGAGTCCAGGATCAGAACGTCATACCGATTCATGACACTAGGCCAGTTTGAAGCCACTAGAAAACCTCTGTTGTAAATCACGTCGTGACACCTCTGGTCAGCTCTCAGAATATCTGAACGCGCAGTAGCAGCAGGTCAACCCGGTCAACTTTTTACACCCCCCATGAGACCATGCGCCAGTACATCATCTCGCACGACAACGACTGCCGAATAATCACGATCACCGACTCGCTCGATTCGCTACCACCTCCTTCAGCGTTCATCGGGACTCATCCCTGGGACTGGTGTATCGACGGAGAGAAAGAGCTGACGAAGTCGCACATCATGAAAATCTTCCACAAGAAGACCCATCACCGATACGCAATCCACTGGACAAATCCAGTCGATCCAGCCGACAGAAAGCTGGCCAGATTCTACATCTGCAATCTGAAGTGGGTCGGCACCAACGACGTGGCGTTCCTGAATGTCATTCGCGAATTCCCAGCAGAAATGAGCAACCTCACCGAAGCATCCAGGAACGTGCTCTGGGCGCTCGGAGAAACCAGATCGGTCAAAGTTGCCGCCGCGTACCTCAAGCAGTCCCAAAGGAACATCAGGAGGCACCTGGACACCATCCGAGCCAAACTCGAACTCGAATCCGTCGATGATGTGATCGCGTTCGCCACACTCTACGTGGACGCCAAAGAAGAGCACTCCGACTTCGGACCATCGTCAGCGCATAAAAAAACCCAGCCACAGGTCGCAACTTAGGCAGGAAGGCACGGGAGTGCGCCACGTCTGCCGCAGCCGGATAACCGACACCCCTGGCTGGGAACGAGAATCCTAACGGATCATCACGCGGTTTCAAGAGCCTTTCTTAGATACTCATCGATGTCTGTCAGGTTCCCAAGACACCATTTCCGGTAGTGGTCAGGCAGCTCAGCAATCTTCTGACCCTTGTGCTTCCCGAACGGCATGAACACCGGAACCCGCGACTCCTCGCTCTTCTTCCACAGCGCAGCCGGGTCCGAAATGCCGTGAGCCTCCGCGATCCAGTCCAAGATGTGCGCCACCAGGATCACGTCACCACCAGCCGCGTGCTCACTTGTCCGCACCGCCAACCGGCTCTTCTCGCTGATCCCGTATCGCTCGTAATACAACGCCCCAAGACGATACGAACCAAACCCAGGAAACAACGCCTTCGTCAGCGCCAGAGTGCAAATCCGCTTCACCTCCGGCTTCCCCAACACCTCCCAGTCAAAGTCGATGTTGTGGCCAATCCAATACTCAGCCGCAGGAACGAATCCCCGAGCATCCTTGCTCGGTGGACTCGACTCCAAATCGCTCGGAAGTATCCCGTGAATCAAAACGCTGCCTGCCTCCAGCTTCCCTTCGGGTCGAAATCGGCTCCCTGTCGCCACTCCGTTGACACAACCCGGACCATAAACCATCCAGGCGACCTCGATCGGCTCCTTGCCGACTAAACCACTGACTTCCGTATCAACTATCACAGCGCTAAGCATCACTGATACTCCCGAGTTCTTGAAGAATTGTTGCGAGCGAGAAACTACCAAATCCAACTCAATCTTCAAGAGTCTCTGTCGCGCGCGCTCAGAAGACTGCGCGCCAGTGGGATCAGAGAAGTTTCAGATTTAGGTGAGCATGAGCGCAGTGAGTCCATGCTGGCATGAGCAAAGACTCATCAAGCTGATAGCTTCAGATTCTGGAGCCGCACTCGCTTGTTCGCCCACCGGAATTGTTTACGTCTCTCCACCAGCCACAGCGATTGCTGCGCTCCTTACATGACGCCGACGAGAAAGATCTCGTCGAAAGTGCAAAGCAGTGCTCCCGCTGACCACTACAGCCAGAAGGCTCAAAGAGGAGACTGCTGGCTCCCCACTCCCGTTATGTCGCGTTTACTCGGGCTCGGTTGCGAATCGAACCCGGTCGTCATTCAGTCGTTCGATATGCGTGATCGAAGCGACTTGAATGTTATGTTTTGCAAGCTAAACTTTCCTTCATCTGGTCAGCTCATCTCCGCTAAGACCAGCGACATGGCTGGCCGGTCTCCTTCCCGGCCAGCCATTCTTTATTTTACGGCGATCCCGTCAAGCGCAGACCGTAAATTTTCTTGGCTCATATCCATCAACACCCACCCATGACTCCTTGGTGTCAGGGAACACGGTGGAGCCGCGAGCAAGGCGAACCTCCTCAGATCGCTGCCTGATCTCGCTGAGTGAAACAAGATCACCTCGCTCAGCCATCCTGATCTCGCTGATGCTGATCAGGCCCTCCTCCGTGTAGACAAACTTGGAGCCGCTCAGTATCTGCTCCTGTTCGGTACCAACCCTGGCGAAGATCACGGGATAGAGCGGAGTGAGCCCCAGGATCTTCAGGCCGCGACATCGGCCCCAGTCCTTGGATAAGTGGCGGACGAACGCCGGGCTCCTGGGCATCCCTTTCAATTGAGGATTCGAGTTATACATCTCCCGTAGTTCGGACAACGACTTGATGACATATTTAAGATCGGATTCATTTGGACGTGATCGCATGACACAACTCAGTTACGCTGATTTCTCGGACACCTGGACCATCAAAGCCGAACGGTCGGGCCTGATTGGGTCCGGCACGCTCGGGGTTTCTGTTTGGATTTCTTCTAATCTCTTCCGTCATCTCTTTGATCTGTGACGGGGTTGGAAAGTCTCCGTAGAGAGCCTCTGACATCGTCAGGGTTCCCTGGTCGCACTCAACGAACATCTCTCGATGCGCGTTGTATGGAGACCCTTCCGGTGGAAACAGGACGACTGGCCTTGGATTCGTCCAGCCGAGCTTTAGCACCCCTGGAGATCTTCGGTAGTCGTTTTTGAAATGCCGCTTCTCGACGATCGAGACGACTCCATAGCGGAATCGGCTGTAAACCGTGATCTTCAGCTCTTTCATGGATCGAACCCATGTTTGCATTTCCAGCTCCATGCTTTGGTACAATGAACAACAAGGAGGACTCACGATGAGCACCGGAATCCCCGACTTTGCCTGCCGCGATTTTCACGACAGCCATTTCAAACACAGCAACGCCCTCGGGCACCACTGCGACAACAACGACAGCCTTTGGGTCTGTCAGGATTGCGACGAATTCGTCGTTTGCAAGTGCTTCGAATTTCGGCCAGCCATGCACGTCCCAGTCCAGACGGAGATCCAGTTGGACATGCTCGGAGAACCCTCTTCGTTGGCCGGATTCGAATGAACTGCCAGTGAATACAAGACGCCGCTAGGAGTCAGCAAGACGCTCTCTGCGCGATCAACCCTTTCACCGGTAGCCTCGTCGCAGAAGAAGTCCACCTTCCTCGGGTCGCACGCCAAACGGCGATAAGATCCCAGCGGCGCCATCATGGACATCGAAGTGTCCCAGTGGCCTCTCAGCCAGCAGATGACGCTACGGTGACCGCAGCGAACCATCTGTAGCTGCTTTGGCTTAGGATGCTTCATCCTCACGTTGTGGAGGCTGATCAGTGACTCGTGGGACACCACCAAGCCATTCCACACCACGCTGTACTTCGCTCCGTCCTTGAGATGGAGGTTTCGGTAAACCTTCACCTTCATACTCGTCCTCCTCGACCAGCACAGTGAAATCCGCGACGTTCCCGCCCTTCATGTTGGCGTCATTCGACCACGAGAAGTAGTCATCACCAACACTGACAAAGCGAGGGTTGTCATTGGCCGCGCACCAATCCTCGACCTCTTCGATTTCAGCATCGGTAAGTCCCGATCCATCTCCGTTGAGGAGGTATGTAGACCAGTGCGATGGAAGGATGTAAACGTCGGTCGTGAACTTGGACATTGGAGTATCTCCCGATAGGCGTTGCATGACGACGGCCATACTGACCGCCTCAATAGTCCAGGCTCAATAACGGCTGAGACGGGGCGCAGAAAATTTTGCGCGCCCTCTTTCCGACCAGATCGAGCCTAGTTAGTTGTGGGGCAAGCAAATCAACGGGAGTCAACGATGTCAGCAAAAGCAAAGTCTGAGTTCTATTTCGGTGCGATCCTGGAAGGTTCCACCCTTGATGTTCTGAAGCGAGAATTGCGATTCGCCGCCGAGACCGATGGGGATTTCGAACACTCGTATCGCGACGGATGCACTGTATTCATCGCCCCCAGGAATCTCGGAGAAGCCAAGTCCGGGCGATGCAAGTACCTACTTCGAGGCTACCTTCTCGGTAGCATCGGCTAACCCAAGGAATCAACCATGTCACGATCAATCACGAAACGTCACGATCAATCACGATCTTTCACGATCGTACTAGACCGGAAACGCCCGGCTACCGGGCACAGCAATCACCGATCCGGCTCCGGCGTCCACTCGGATAGCCGGACCAAGCGAGCCAAAACTCGCTCAGCGGCCACCAGGAAGGCCGTCAAAGAGTTCTCCTGAGATCCAGCGCCCTGGATTTCCGGGAACTGTGCCTAGTCTTATGGGAGGAGAGCCACGCAACGGCTTTCCTGTCACGTCCAACCAACAACGGGAGTTCTTTCATGACCGCCAAGCCATCATCACCCAAGTCGCTCGGGCTCAAGCTGTTCGAGATCAAAACCAATTGGCCGATCATCGATGTCGATGGGTATCGATACTGGGCCAAAAGCGCGGACAGCGCCTGGACAAAGTTCGTCCGGCAACGCTTCGGAGCCCTCAAGCCAGATCGCCGCGAATGGTCGATCAAGGAGGTTGAGTAGATCGACTTCACTCCGATCGGTCGGGAGATCTCGATCGACAAGCCATCGATTTACTTCAACATCAAGACCCGTGGGACCGCTGCGACACACGAGACCGAATCGCCAGCGGGAACAAACAACCCCACCAAACCCACCAACCCAACCACCAAGCGATAACCCAGCCATGAATCGAATCAAAGAATACGAGCGACTTGTCCGCCGCCTCCGCCGCGACCCCAGGCTCTGGGATGACGACGACCGGGTCCACAGCATCCTCGGGCGAGCGCTGGCACGTCTGGCCAGCCTGCGCCGCTCGGAGCCACACGATCGAAAGCGAGGGCCATACAGCGGCCTGACACGCTCCGAGCTAGCCAAGTCCGGCACCTGCGAACCGGATTGGTTCTGAGATTTTTCTGGATAGCGCGCCCTGAACCGTCCGGGAATGGGCCAGTAGTTACAGAGGGAGATGTTCTCCGTCACCCACCAGTCATTCAAAGGAACACAGATGTCAGCAATCGAAACCCTCAATTCAGTCATCGAAGGCTGGTCCGAGTGCATCCCAGGCGGTTTGATCTGCAATCCTCAAGGCGAAGGCGGAATCATTGACTCGGCCATCGTCAGCGGAAAGTGGTTCATCATCTTCAACAACGACCGAGAGCCGATCGAAGGATTCGAATCCCGTGACGACGCGGTCGCCGCGTTCGTCAAAGCATCCACCTAATCACCAGCAGAGCAACAAGCCATGACACTGAAACTGACCCCCACCGAGAAGAAGATCCTCCACCACCGGCTCGAAGTTCCGGACGCGATCGCGGACGTTATTGATCACTTCCCGTTATTTGAGATCGAGGAAGTGTGCAAGCTGCTGATTGCAGAACAGTACGACACGGCGCGTCGTGAGTATCCGATCCTCACCGACCTCGTCCTTGAAGACGCAGTCGAAGGATCGACCTACTTGGCTGGCTGTAGGGCGGATTGCCTTCACCCGCTCCAACTGGCCAACCTGGAACGATCAGCCGAAAGCCTCGCCCGCAAGGTCGGGCTATACACAGACTCTCCTTCCCTATCCATCCCGCTCAGCTAGAGGAGCAAACAATGAACCACTTCAAGAAGACAATCAAGAAATTCAACGGAAGTCAGCACGAGGCTGCATTTGCCTTTTGCGACGGATTTGAGGCAGCGCTGGCTGAGGTACTGAACACCGGCGACGACGCTTACTGGACCGAGCTGAATTGCCGAATGGACGGAAACAATAACCCGTCTTGGTACGTCGATCTGTATTCGTGCGACCAAGCGCAATTCATGGCCATGCAAAGAGAGGTTTCACAGCAGTGATCACGATCATTCACGAAGAAGGATGTGAGACTCGAACCCAGAACGTCGAGTCTTGCAACATCTACTCCCACATCCGAGCCAACGATCGATTCGCACAGGAAGCCAAGTGCCTCCTGGCGTACATGAACAACGCAAAGATCGGCGTCGATCGTGACACCGCGTTCGGGTGGGACAAGAAAAACGAGCGGCTGGTCTTCAGCAATGAGGACGCCGCAGAGATCGAGCACGACGACTACGAGCTGGTCCGCGTCCATTACATCATCTGAACCAAATACCGAGAGGAGACTATGGAACGACGAGGCAAACAGATCCCAGGATCAAAGTATTACCGCGACTACTGCGTGAACTGCGATGCTCCGATGCGAGTGACCTGGGCCACCTACATCAAGATGCGATCGCTCTGCGAGGACTGCGACCCGAAGCCAGAGAACGAGCTTCCGCATGTCGCACCGAGATGCGCTGGCGAATCATCGCCATGGGAAGAGAAAGTGATCCGAGAATACGAGGACCACGAAGATCCAGCGCCCTGATCGGCGGCGATCTGGGCCAGTGTTAGTGACCGGGGTCCGCAAGCCCCAAACCTTTCTTCATCAAAACGGGAGTTCACCATGGCAACAGCCAAGATTTCTGAGATCCAGTTCAGTGACGACGATGTCCTCAACCATGAAGACTGCATCTTCGCCGGGGACTACAACCCTCACCACGTTCGCGGCTTCTTGTTCCACGACCACGGCTTTGCACTGGCTGTCGTGTTCGCGGAATCACTGCAAGAAGCCCTAGACATCGCAGCCGACCACGGGAAGCTGGAGCGGTTCGCGTTGAGCGATGAGGAAGCGGACGATTATGACGAGGGTGCGATCAATTACGTCGGAAACGACTGCCGACCGCACGACCTGGAGAGCCTCCAGGTCCAAGTGTTCGAGTGCCCCAAGCTCTCGATCGCCAAGCTGATGTCAGGCGACTAGCGGCACTGACCGTTAGCGCAGTTTCGTCCGCCGAAGAATACGACCCTGGGGGCGTAGAAGACGGGACGACGATAGACAGGCGCTGCATAGAATCGCGGCGCCGAGTAGAACTGCTGGCGAAAAGCTGGCGAGACTGTGTAGCGGACGCCGTTCACGACCCGGTTAGCCACGGGGAACACTGGACCACAGACCCCGTTGGCGCACTGGGCGCTGGCGTCACTGGCGAACAGCATCGAGAACAGGATCACGCAAACCAAAGCAAACGACTTCATCGGGTTGACTCCTTTCGTCACGAGTAATGAAGTGGCCGCATTGTCCCACTGGAACCACGGGAATCAACCTGCCCAAACTACCGAAGAGGTTTTTCTGAAAATGGCGCGCCCTGAACGGCGACCAACTGAGCCTAGTCTAGTGTGAGGGAAGCAAGCCCTTACGAAAGACAGCATGAAACGGGATCTCTGATGAACAAGAACAGCAAGCCGGTCGAGGTGCTTTATGACCATACGTGTCCGCACTGCGGTGGATCGTTCAAGCATCCGATGAAGCCGGACCCGATCTTGAGGATCTACCACGGCGACTGCGCGATGGAGATGACGAAGGATCTGAGGGAAGGCAAGTAGAACAAGGTACGGGAGAGCGATGACGCAACCATCGCTTCGGGAGCGCGGGGGCTGTCTACGCAACAGCCAGCCCCCGCTTTTGATTCACGCAACAATCAATGGGAGAAACAGCTATGTCACGTTCACGAAACGTCAAGATGATTCAGGCGATCTCGGAGTCAGTTCGACGCGATCTCCAGAATGGCGATTGGGCTTCAGCCGCATCGATCCACGACCTTGAGGCGATCCTTCCTTCTGGATCTGGAATCGACCAAGGGATCACGATCGATCTCGAAGAGTCCACCGAGCACAAGATCGTGCTGGTCGTTCCGTATCACCACATGGACGACAACGGCTTCTATGATGGCTGGTCAACCTGGAAGCTGACGATCACCCCGACGTTCCAAGGATTCGACATCGATTCCGAACTCACGGACGAGGCGACTCACACGAGGTTCGACGAAGAGACCGGCGAAGAGTACGACGCCAGCGAGTTTGTCCAAAGCTCAACGCTGGAGTACCTGCTTGAGACGGTCCACTACGCTCTCAACCAAGAGATCGTTCACGCCTACATCGAGAAAGAGAACCGGGTCGCCTACTCAGCGATCCGCAGCAGCAAAGTGCATCAATAACACGCCCGACTGGATGATGCAGCTCCGGTCGGCCCAAAAGCAAAGAGCAGAGGAGGATAGAACAATGGAAAATCCAGCAGATCAGCACGGCCCCCAGTGACGGGCCTGCATCCCCAGGGGTGGAGTTGACTGGCACTCCAAAACCAAAAGCCAGCGCGAATATACCAACCACCACAACCCAAGGAGCCAAAAAGCGTGAACAAGAAAGAACTCGTCATCTGGGCGCTGGCGATTGGCGCTGAACAGTCGATCAAGGAAGGCGATCCAGAAGGCGCGGCAAAGCTGATCGAAGCGATCATTGAAGTCGTCGTCGATTCCACTTCGTTCCACGAAGCTCCAGCGAGGAAGAAATGACAAGCAAATCACAATTCACCCCAGGTCCATGGGCTGTCAGCAAGCCAAGAGATAATGGCGACTACTCGACCGACGATGTCATGACGACCGAGAATCCTCCGCGAAGGATCTGCAATGTGTTCGGTGGAATAGATAGCCCGTGCGGTCTATCGAACGCCAACTTGATTGCCGCCGCGCCGGAACTGCTTTCGGCGCTCAATAGCCTGCTCTCGTCGGCCAATGCTTGTCGCCGAGAAGGAACCCTGATTTACCTGACTGATGAAACCGTCAAGCGAGCGAGATCCGCAATCGAAAAGGCGATTGGAAAACCATGATCATCAACCCACCAATTCCAACTGCCGTTCTGAAAATGCTGGCAGAAACCTACATGATCGACGAACACGACCCGAACGGACCTGGACGGATCTACTGTCCAGTGTGCCACGAGTCGGTGGCAATGAAATGGAAGCAGGGCCGCCAATTGACGTGGCCGCACGATGTTCCACACCACAAAGACTGCCCAGTTGCATGGGCAAACAAGCGACTTGAGGGACTGAAATGAAAGCGAAAAACATACGCCAAGTCACCCTGAAAGCTGGCTCCACTGGCGACAACAAGGTTTGGATCGGCGCCCCACAGGAGTGCTATGACGAAGTGACGGCACCGTTCTCCAAGCAGAAACTTCACATGCTGGTATTCACCATACCGCAAGCTGAAGCAGCGATTGAGATGTTGTTCGATGAAGTTGACAGATTGAAGCGAGGTGAAACGTGAACTGGATAACTGAAAGGTCGCCAACAGCGGCAGACGGTCCTTTGGTGATTGTTGGCTGGAATGAAGAGGTGGCTACGGTGGAGTGGGATAAGACGGGTGGACTCCCTTGGATTCCATACACCGCACCTACTTCGAAGGACACGAGCTTGCTGGCGAGTATTGAGCGGATGGAAGAACGGCAGTACAGCAGCCTGCATCCGTATGGAAAGAACTGCGATTGCGAACAGTGCGATAGCAGGCGATGCCTCGTAGCCGCTCGCAAGTGGGATCTGCGTCAGGCAGTGGAAGCGTCCGTGATTTCATTTTCTGCTGAGGGCGAGAGCAGCGACCAGGACGACGTGGGCGCGGAATGGAGACTCCTTGAAGCCGGAGACAGACGACCCGATGGATATGAATACCGCCACAGAAACAGGATCTCGTGGAGTGCTGGCCAGGGAGATTTAGTAGGCGAAAAGATCAGCCTGAATGATGCGATTGCGTGTGAGTATCGCATCCGCATCGAGGCCGAGACTCGCAGTCCGAGCCCCAGAAACTTGCTCGGTGAGTCTTGGAGAGACCTGAACGATGGCGAAGTGGTGAAGGAAGGCGATTGGTGTATTGACGAAGACTGCTCGCCAGGGGACGAGCATTGGGCACCAGCGAGACTTACAGTTGGACAGCGATTCCAACGCAAGTGGCACACGCGGCACCGTCGCCGCATCAAGAAATCACAGAAAACAGCGCGCCCTGAATCGCCAGAGATCGGGCCAGAGTAATAGAGGGGCAAGCAAGCAGTCAAACTCGGGAGATGAAAGTGAATAAACTGAGCAAGCTAAACAAGGTCAAGCCGGTCGTCCTACAGTTCCCCGTCTTCGTCGATGGGGTTCGGTTTCCTCGGCTCAACAAACAGGACTTCATCGGTGACTACGAGTCCCAGTTGGCCAATCCAGACAACTACCACGTCAGTCGCGTCAGAGTGACCGAAGTGGTGGAACTGGACGCCAAGCTGTATGACGAATTCGCTAACAACCTGCTGGACGACCAGCCGTGGCTCTCTGGCAAGGGTGGCACCGACTCGACCTATGACGTTGGCGACAAGAGCTACTTCGACCTCTCCGATGTCGAGAAAGCAGCCTGGAAGTCTGGGTCTTACTCGCTGGTCATCGCTGTCCAGTGCGTAGGGAAATCGACCCTGTACGTCGATCCACAGGGATACAGCTACGCCCGATACGTCGGGTTCGATTCGGCAAAGTAACGCAGTCCGAAAAAAACTTTCGGATTGCGCGCCCGGTTTCCGCCGGGACTGAGCCTGTTTAATTGTGGGGAGGAGCACGCAAAGCTCCTCCCAGCAATCCTCAAGCAAAAATGGGAGTCTCTGATGTCCAAAGCACCTGAAGCGTCTGAACGAGTGATCAAGCTGGCCAGGGAAGTCGCCGAACTCAAGGAACGAGCCAACCGCCTGCGACCGACCGGATACCGGATCGTGTCCCAGATGGATTACAAGGCCAAGATCTTGGAAGGTCTGTTGCGTCGGATGCTCAAAGCGGAAGGAATTTCGCTTTAGCGTCCACGGGTCGCCGCTCCCCGAAACGAGCGGCATCTTTCTTCTTTCCAACCAACAAAGCGGTGACAAGCATGAAATCAGAAATCAACACGTCGATGGAGTCGCTTGGCGTCGGCATGACGAACTTCGATCATTCGATCGCTCCTGGGCTGGCCGACTCGCTCCGCGATCGTGCTGGTGAAGTGTTCTCGGAATACACGGGATGGAACTTTTACGCGATGGTCTGGTTTTCGAACGATCTGTTTCGCGCTGAGGTCTGGCGATACGGCTCTCCCCGTGAAGTCATCACCGGCAGCACGCTGGAAGAGATCATGGACTCAGTTTCTTCGGAATACGGATGGGAGTAACAAACATGACAACCGCAACCACCAACTGGATCGTTGACATCGCCCTGGAAGGCGCGTCGCCCATCGAATCAGACGCTGTCCTCAACAGCCGCGACGACGCGCTGGCGCTGGCCCGCAAGCTATGGAAGGAATACAAGGACCGAGTAAAGGCGGTCTCGCTGATCAACGCCCTGGATGGCGAGATCGAGACCCTGTGGATCAAGCCGATCCCGCTGAACGAAGTCCCTGTCGCCTCCTACGGCTACAAGGGCAAGCGTTACAAGGTCTCTCGCCCCAAGGAAGGCAAGTGGGCCGAATGGACCTTCTTCGCGACCGGGTCGGAGTACAACGATCGCAAGACGCTCCTGATGGTTCGACCTGACGGACGGATCTCAAGACCGGACAACCTGGGAGAAGAGATCGCCAACGCGATCGCGGCCAACCCGGCGGCCCGGATGAAGGAATTCGGCGACATCACTGGCACCTGCGCCAAGTGCGGTCGCCCACTGGAAGACCCGGAGTCAGTCGCTCGTGGGCTCGGCCCGGTCTGTGCAAAATCCTTCTGAGAATCAGCGCCCTGATCCAACTGGATCTGGGCCTGTTCTATTGTGGGAATGACTGACCGCAACTCAGTCGCCCATTTCAGCAAACCACAACGGGAGTCACAAATGTCCGCCAAAGTCAAGTCTTACGCTTTCTACTCAGACCCTGGTCACGGCTGGCTGAAGGTCGCCGTGGCCGACCTCGTGGCCGCAAAGATCGACAACCAGATCACTGGCTACTCGTACCGCTCGCGCGACGGCAAGTTCGCCTATCTGGAAGAGGACTGCGATGCTCCTCGGTTCCTGAACGCGATCGGATATTCCGAGAACCGCGATCGATTCAAGATCGTGTCGCACGTCAACCGCCACCGTGACAGCTTTGTCCGCAAACTGCCTCACTACGTCTAAGGGATCTCCTCATGTCAAGAATCATCGAAAACCAAATCCTCACGCTGTACGGACACGGACACACCATCACACTGGAAGAACTTTTGTTGCTGGCAAATATGGATCGCGGATCGATCCTGGCTCGCGCCGAGTTTTCCGGTTCGGAGTCCTGCTACTGCGAAGTGGCTCGCTGGAATTACGAGAGATCACGGTGGGAGCGATACGCTTTCATCAAGCTCATGGATGTCAACATCGATGGACTGCGGAAAGACAGAGACAAGGCCGTGGCGATCGCTGACCTGATCAACAGTTTTGGCGGATCTACTGTGTCGCTGATCCACAACATGCCCAACTACGTCTAACCACCCCGGAGAGCCAACAAGCCATGTCCACCAAGCTATCCCACTCCACCGAGACGTTCCTTCGCTCCTACATCGAGACGGCCCTGTGGTCGTCCTGCGACTCCGACGATACTCCACTCGACAGCCTCTACGGCCCTGACGACATCCACCCAGATACGCTCAAAGTCATGCTCGCTGACTGCCGAGCCTTCATGCTCGACAACATGAAAGACATCGAAACGTACTCCAGCGATCTGAGCCGCTGCCTAGAGATGGCTGCCCATGACTTTTGGCTTACCAGGAACGGCCATGGCGCTGGCTTTTGGGACGGAGACTGGCCAGATGAGGCTGGTGAGCGGCTCACCGAAGCCTGCAAGTCTTGGGGAAACGTGGATCTCTATGTCGGTGACGACGGCAAGATCCACGCGGTCTAGTTCTGTTCTTTTCCAAGCTGATCGTAAACGATGCTTGACATCGCGCCGAACATCCAAACGTAGGCCAAACAGCCGACATAGAATCCGACTTCAGCTAGCTTAAATTCGGCACTGCCAAGCCAATTCAGCAGGAACGGAAACCCAGCAAACATCGCTGTCAACTGGACGGAATTAAAAACTCTCATGACAATCCTCGTGAAGTAAAAAACCCGCTGGATACTCTCCAGCGGGCTTCGCTATTTTATGGCATCGCTAGCAGTTGGACCACTGCAACGCCGTTTCGAGCAAGAGCTTCAATGCCTGGAGCTTGCCTTTGCAAGCTAGCTGCTTGTTCTTAGCGTTCGTGTAATGGATCGCCGCAGCATTGGCGTCACTGACGCAGGCCTGAAACTCAGCGGTCGCGAGCGGGCAACTGGGTGACCTATTCCAGCCGTAATACCATGCAAGTCCCGAGTCGTAGTGAGCGATGGCAGCCGCTCGCGGTGTGGCTCCAGCGATATAGTAAGCCTCCGCATCAGAGTCATCCTGATCGGCGGCGGCTAGATCTGCTTCATATCCTGCCATGTTGCCAGCGAGGGCAGGACAGCCGCCCGCTCGGTTGAGCAGTATCATGACCTGTGACCGAAGCGTGTTACACTCAGCAGCGGCGGCACTCGTCGCGTTCTTGAGTTGCTCCACTTGGTCCATCGCCTGCCACGCTTGCTGTTTCCACTGCTCGGTAATGTAGCAGCCTTGAGCACTAGCTTTCTGGGCCGGTAGGCAAACAAACACACCGACAGCCAACGCGCACAAGCACAAAACCCAACTCTTCATAGTCTCTCTCTCGAAAGTACGCAGAACCAAAACAACGACTGTTAAACGAACTCGTCCTCATGCAGCTTCTGCATGAGGTTCTGGATCGAGTTCAGATCAGGCTCCGCAGCCGCCTTGATCGAGAAGAAGGAGCAGCCTGAGCTTCAGCTCCGCTAGCGACTTTTCTACGCCCACTCGCTTGTTGTAGGCGTTGTTGTAATGCAGCTTCGCTTTCTGGTAGTCCATCCTCGCGTCGTAGAATTTCACCGTTGCTGTGCCGCAGTCGCCGTTCAATCTCGCCTGATTCCCGGCTGACTCATCTATTTGGCCAGCCCCCAGATCGTCGCTCCCGGCGTCCATGTCATCGTTTGCCTCATCCCACAGACTCTGTATGGTTCCCATGTCGTAGAACGGAAAATTCAGATCTGCCGAGTTGATGCCTGGACAGGCGGAAGCCTGCGCCAAAAGCCCATACACTTCGTTCATTTTCGGCGTCGTTGCAATCGCCTGAGCGATCGCGTAATTGCTAGCAGTAATCGCTACGTTCTTCGCGACCGCCATTGACTGCCGTTCTGACTCCGACTGAGGGCAGAGCGGCCCCTGACCAACGGCTAGGCTCGATGTAGCAAGCAAGAACAAGCCAACAACGAAACTTCGGATCGAACGCATTTTGGATGCAACTCCTGGGACCACAAAAACCAAGAAGCCAGTGGAGACGCCCCGCTGGCGATTCGTGAGCAAAGAGCCATCGTGAGATGGCGATCGCCAGCATTGACTAGGCGTTCAAGCCGATCATGACCTGGAGGGTAGCCGACGAGCCGCTGGCGTTCGTAACGAAGATCTGAGTCACGTCACCAGCAAAGATGGCTGCCTCGCCTTCTTGCCACACCACCGGCTTGTTGGCTACCAGCGCGAATGTTTCCTGGGGAGAACCGGAGCTGTTCGTTTTGACGGTCAGCGCCACATTGCTAACCATCGCGAAAGCCTTGAGCTGGCTCACGTCGATCGCGACCAGCACCTGCCCGTTGGTGACGCCGTCGGCGAACACCTCTTGCATCTTCGTCACGGTCTCGACCGTATGGTCCACCGTGCTCGAAATTGAAGTGGTTCCTTCAGATGCACCCTTGGTGACTCGTACCGTGAAAGCCATTTCTCTTCCCTGAATTCAAGTGTTGTTTGAACATCAGGGATTCGATTCGCTGCTCAGTCCGATTTCAACGGTCGCTCAGCCCACGTCGGCGATCCTCTCGAAGTACCCTACGGTTTAGCCGCTCTGGATCGGAAACCGTCCACGTCTCTCGCATCGACCTGGCTTTCACGATCCGAAGCACATCGCCGTCGTTAAACGAGACTCGCCAAAGCCCGTTCACTAGAATCGGCTGGTGACGACCGAGATCCAGCTTGCCCCTGTACTCCATCGCCTTCGACGCTCGCAGGTCAATCCGGTCCATCTCTTTGTGAGCCTTCAGGTACTCTTCACGACGCTCCTCGAACGCTCTCTTGTCCTCCTGGTCGCTCATGTCTCAGACGTTGCTCAGCATCTGGAAATCCACCACCACGAACGTGTCTCTGGTCTTGCTCCAGTCCCAGAAAATCAATTGGGCAAGCACGGGGTTCCCGTACTCATTGCAGACGACGTTGACCTCGATGAGATCAACAAAATCCTCAGCCGGTGCGCCGGAGCGATCGCCGCCCAGCGCAAGCAAGAGAGCAAGAATCATCGCCATTCCATGGCTCCGATCAGAACGAGCGGACTACTGGCCGTTTGACCTCGATTGTGTCCTGAGACAGCACGCGGCTGTTCCCGACCACCTTGAGCCCACGGTGGTAAGTCGCCGGAGAGATCTCGGAAGTGATCGAGTCCCGAATGAAGACCATCACCTCCTTCTTCCAAAGGCTGTCGTCGGGGTCCAGGTAGTCGCGGTAACTCATCGCGACCCCTGAGACGTAGTTGACCAGCGCGGAGTTCAGGCGAGTCACTGTGGCGATCTGCGTTGACATATCGAGCTTGATCGTCAGCACCGACTCGTCGTCCGTGTCCTCCAGATCCGACTTGACCGCGAACTCGATCTTGTCGGTGATCGTCACCTCTCCAACGTCCTTGAACGTCATGATCCAGTCCGATCCGGCGTACAACACCTCGTCCGCATCCTCTGCAAACGTGGTCGCTGTCGGGAACTGACGGGTCGCGTTCGATGGACCAGTGAACTCCGTATCGATCGAATCCGAGACGATCTTGTCGAGCTGACCGCCGACTGTGTTGTCTGCCGGAGTTTTCTGACCCATGATCAGATCCTTGGCCCCGGTCATCATCACGACCCCGTAGCACCATGGATCTGTGCCCACGCCTCTCGCGCGGATCAGCACCTGGGTGTCCGGGACGATGTAGCTATTGGGGAGGCAGTATTGATACCATCCGTCGCCAATCTCAGCCCACGAGTTGGACAGGTAGGTTCCAACCGTTCCGCTGAAGAGCGTCTGGTTGGCAAACCCAGTCCCCGCCTCTGATAGCACCTGAACCTGAATCCCGGCGGCGTTCCACGCAATCCCAGTGACCGGATTGCGGCCCGCATCGAGCAGACGCACACGAGCCCGGAAATTCGTCGCCAGACGATCGAGTTGAATTGGCACCGGTGGTTCTCTGGATCTTAGGTAGCGACGACCGCGACCTTCAGGGTCACAGCATGTGCCGGGATGTTGACCGTGTTGGCGGCAATCAGGCCGCTCTGGGTGACCGTGAGCTGCGTGTAGGCGATGATCCGGCTGTTGGACGTGTCCAGCCAAGCAATATGGTCCGCATTGCCGCCCACATCGATCGTGACGTTGTTCTTGGCCGCGACCGTCACCTTGCGGCCACCGTCCACGCTGTCTGCCAGAGTGAAGTCGCCTGACACCAGCGTCACCTGGGCCATCTTCTTGCCGCTGCCGGTGCCGAGCGCCGTACTCGCCTCCGTGTAGTTCGCCGGAGCACCCTGGAGGACGACCATCTGGTCAGTCTCATCCTTGATGAACTGAAGCGCTTCATTGCGAACGTCTTGGGATACGAAGTAAGCCATCCGTGAATCCTAAAAAATCGTGTCAACCAATTCATCGTTGAACAGCGAGTCACCGAACAGGTCGAGAAGATCGACGACCCCTTTGGTTACCCTAACGCCATCAATCTCTACAGGAATCTGGACATTATCAACCCTCAGCTCGATTCCCACAGGAACCTGACCGATCGTGATCGGCACATCCAAGCCATTGACTTGCAGATCGTTTGACCGCAAAACCTGCCCGGAGATGGTGATCGGGACATCGACCCCATTGACGTACAGGTTAAACGGCATGTTGACTTGCTCAACCGTCACCGGCACGTCAATGTTGTTGACGTTCAGGCGGTTATTCCCGATCACCTGGACGCTGTCAAAAACCACGGGGACAGCAACCCCGTTCACCGTCAGGCTCAAGTTGGCACCAACCTGACCGAAGATCGTGATCGGCACGTCAATTCCGAACACCGTCAGAACCCTGTTCGTCGAAAGCACCCCAGCAGTGATCTCGACAGGGATGTCAATGCCATTCACAGGGAACGTCTCAACCCACATGCTTCCTGCGCCAACGTGGACCGGAACGTCCTCTCCATTGACAGTCAGATTCACCGAGACCTTGAACCCGTCGATCACCACGGGAACGTCTGCGTTGTTGACAAACAGATCAAACGCGCTTGGGGCGTCAGTGAAGTTGATGTTGTCGATCGCGGCGTCATTGCTCGTGGTCGTAAACGCGAACCGAACCAAGTCACCGGCAGTCACACTAACCGACGCTGCTGTCAGTGTCCCAGCGCCTCCATTGGTGTGAGTATTCACCACCGACCCATTGACGGAGACGTACACGGTCTCTCCGGACGTGTCCGCCATCCAGTCGTAATCGATTTCGCCAGTCAACTCCGCAATGCGTTCCATCCAGGCATTGGTTGAGCTGGATGAATTGGTATAGATCCCGCAGCGATTCGTGGTCTCCAGGGTGACCAGTGGAGAATCAGACCCAGTTGACCAGCCATAAAACGTACTCGCTGACGCTCCTCCCGAGTACGACTCGAAATTGTCCCCGAGCCACTTATGCCCAGCCTGCCTGCTGGACGCCAGCATGACAACCTCGCTTTCCGTCAGAACGTGATCCATGAACAGAAACATGGAGTCCATTCGACCATTGAAGGGATTCGCTCCATCTCTCATCCCGATAGTGAACTGCGCAGCGACATTTGCGATCGTTGGGACACCGCTCGAATTAAAGGTGATCGCTTGGCTAATGCCATTGATCCAAAGTTTCCCTCGGGCCGATCCGCTCAACGAAGCATCATATGAGAACGCAACGTGATACCACGTATTGCTGACCAGCGCCGTCGTGTTCGACTGAAACGTGTACCAGTTCGTCTGAGTTGCATCCGCAACCAAAAGGTAGATCTGGTTCCCTGTCGTCGTTTGGAAGTACCACTGCCGGAGGTTGCCGGAAGAGGTATAGGAATTCATGATTGAGTAGATACTGCCGGACGGCCTGTAGATCCACGCCGCCCCGCTAAACTTCGCCGACGACCCGGCAAACAGCGACTGATCAACATCTCCTTCGAGTTTCGATGTAAGCCCATTAAACGACCAGTACCACCTGCCTCCGAGCGTGTTGTCGGCGGTCCTTGTTATGCTTGTGGCGGTGAGATCAGCGGAGCCGATCAGGTCGTTCAGAGCTGGATTTGAGGCGAAGTCGATAGATGGCGACCAGCCATGGTCCGGGGCAACGCTTTTCAGCGTGTAGGTCAGGGTTGGCTTGCGACCAGCGTCGTTGTAGATCGAAGCCCCAGCGACCACCGCGCCTTCCGGGATACCAAGAATCACCTTTGGCTGGTTGTTTGTCGCCATGTCGGCAACAAGGTTCTTGATGTCCAGAGTGACCACAGACTCTGCGGCAGACTCCGTGAACGTCAGTTCGTTCGTCGCACTATCGAGCGCCGTCGTCGAAGTCATCGTGGCGAAGTCAGTCGGGAAGGCGTTCTTCCATCGACGGAGCTTCTTGGTTCCAACGTAACCACCCTGATGCCTGAACTTTATCGTGACTGGAACGGACGTATCAATCGCCTTCGGATTGATGTCGAACTCCATCACGCACTGTTCGTTGTCGATGCCTCCATCGCTGTCCCCGTAGTTGAACGGAGATGGATTGGCGAGATCGAGGCCGTTGCCGTAGTCGTAATACCCGGCTCGATTCAGAACGGAAATTGGCACGATTGAGTCCCTCGGTCAGATGTAGTCGTGTAAACCCAGCGGACACCGCCAACTGCCGCCGAGCAGATGGACAAGCTGGCACGGGTTAGCGAGCTTCAGGCAGCGATCTTTTGGCCCTTCGCGTTCATGGGCAAGGCAAGTATTCTCCCGGCAAATCTCCAGGAAACAAAGAACCTTCTCCTCCTGCTCTTCGCAGCGAGGACACGGTAGCCGGTCTACTGCTGCTCCGCACCTTTTGCACATGGTTCGCATCTGGCCATCCCGATCGCGTTCTGTATCCAGTTCGCAGCCACCATCTGGTTAAGCGGCATGGTTAGCGCTGGACCCTTGCTGGCTATCTGAGCGACGTAGTGGTCCATGTTCGCCTCCACGCCGTCTGGACCAGCCTCGTTCATTTCCTTGGCCAGATCCTCGCACCCGCAGTCGCCGTTCGGGAACATCACCCTTTTGACGATCATTGGAATCTGCTCAGCGACCGCGTCCCCGACGCCAACTCGCTTCATGGGTCCAGTCTCGCACATGCAATTCATCGCCATCGCGCCGCAGCGATAGCACTCGTAGGTGAGGTTCTCGATGTCCATCACTTCCCTATCGTGAACGTGGTCCCACTGACGCTTTTCTTCTCGATCTCATAGCACGCCTCGACCCCAGCAGTGACGCCCACGTTCGGTCCACCAAGACCAAGCTCAGCCCCAGAATACTTTGGGGTAAGCGTTAGCTTCTTGGCCGCGTTGACAATCACGTCGATGTCTGGGCGATCTCTGTCAGCGGAACCGAAAGTAATCTCCGGAAGATCCTTCCCAATCCAGGCCGGGACGTGCTTCGTGTAGCGGATCGTCACGCCAGTGTAAGAGGGGCACCCATCAGAGAGATAAGCTCCTTCGTATCCTCCAGCAGAGCCTGGGCACCCTGGAATTGATCCACAGCACGACATGACAGTTGACCCGATCGCCTCAAATGTTCCAGCCCATTCACCAGCGCCGGGAGGCGTGCCAGTTGGGATGTGGGAACTCAAGATGACACCAACGCCACCAGTCGGCGCATACCGTAAATCAACAGCATCGCCCTGAGAGAATGTTGGCGGCGAAGTCGATGGCCATCCGACAACTTCGTTGCTTGAAAAACTCGAAGTAGCGATATTAAGAACCGGCGTCGGAGAGCATGTGTAGTGACCAAACGCAGTGCCTGCATCGACAATAAACTTTCGGAAAGAAAACTTTGAGTCGGCGAACGTCGATGGAAACGGCGGCGCATTGTTCACGATCCAGTCTGGACACTGACAAGGATCGGTGACCTGATCGAACGGGTACGGAGGTATCTCAATCCCTGAGTTCGGGTAATTCGTGAACGCACACGCTGCGATGATCGTGGTGCCGAAGCCACGCAAGAAACTCGGCCCGACACACCACTCTGTGTCTGTCTGGTTTGGCGCCGCAAATCCAACCGAAGTGATCGAAGCAGTGACAGAAACAGTCAGTTCTTCTTCAGGAGCCTCGAACCCAGTTTCTTCCTGTGGCTCATACTCCAGCGTGCTATCGAATGACTGGTGGAGGTTCTCTGCCTTGTACCAGTATCTGATGTCTGTATCGGTGGTTGACATCCACCCACGGACCTCCGTCACCTGATCCACCGTCAGCAACTCAGATTGGTCAGGTTCAAAGACTTGATGGATGCACTTCCATGTCGTTGCTGCCACGTTTCTCACGAGCGGCATGAACAGCAAACCATCTCCGTGAGTCGCTCCACGAAGAAGAATCCCTTTGGTTGCGAACGGAGGAGGGATTGGAGGAAGAAATGTCTGCTCGTCAAATGGGTAGCGGATCGCTACGCCAACCGTGATCGTCGCCGATGCGTCGGTTGACTCGTAGTCCCAGACAGTTGGCTCATCGTAATGCTGGTACTCTGTCTCAAATTGCCAAGTGTTGTTCACCTCGTAGACGTTGTACGGAAGAGCGTATGAAGAAATATAGCGAGTCCCTGTTCCGTCATTGTTGCAGTAGGCAAGAAAGAAGAACGGATCGTTACCTACGTCTGGAGGGTTTACTGTCACCAACGACTTGAATGGCCGCGAGTTACACTTGTACGCAGACACTGACGTTGCTGATTCGTAGATGGGAGCTGACGAAGGCGGACCCCAAATGATGTGGTAGTCATATTCAGAAATATCAACGGCAGGGAGCCAAGTGGCGGCAGCGCAACCTGGGGCGCACTGAGCTGGGCGACTCCCCGTGACAACAGTCTGGCTGACATAGTACACAGGGCTCGAAGTTGGCCTGTACTCCTGAGCGTAGGTCACCGTGTACTCACCGAAGCGAACCCACTTGAGATCTGGATTGGCCTGGAGAGTTTTGGTTTGGAACACCGTTCCGCATCCCGCGTACGTCACCGACTCCAGCGGCTTGAGAGTGAAGCCTGGAATCGAGATCGACTTGAGCTTGAACTCGGGATGATGGTACGGAGAGATGTCCCGACAAGCCACCGACTCAGGACACTCAAGGTTCCGCTCTTCTTTCTTGTGCTGAACATCGGTCCATCTCGCCAGCCCGAGATCCGTCACCGGTGAGCTGACCCTGATCCGCATGAACATCGCCGGGAGCGGAACCTCATCGTCCGGGACGTGATACGGGATCGAGACGTAGTTGTACTTCACGCCCTCTCGAATCTGATAACCGCCTGGGATCGAGATCACCTCGTCTCGAACCGTGAACGACGCCACCGGAACACCAAGCGCCAAAGTGAGCGGCGTACCCGGCCAAGTTGCCTGCGGGATCGCTGGTCGCCCATGAACCCATGCGCCAGCGGAGCCATCCGACTTCACCTCCCAGTAATACCTTGGCGGATCTGCCGGAGAGAACTTTGGCGCCTCCACTCCCGTCGGCTCAGCCCACCACGTCTGTTCGTAATGGATCTCGTTCGCACCCTCCTCGTCCTTCGTGAAGAACTCAAACGTGATCTCGGTACCCTGGACTCCGAGCGCATTGGTGTAGAACGCCGGGAAGAAATCCAGCAGATAGTCCTGGATCGGAAGCTCGCTGAGAGTCTCATAGACCCCGTCGCTGGTTCTCCGGAGAGCCTCTCGCCAGTTGAGTGTGCCGGTCGGTGTCGGCAGCGGAAGACTTCTCTCTGAGATCAACAGGTTGGTATTGTCGATCTGCGCGCCGGTATCCGTGTCCGTGATGTCAAACAGAATTGAAACCGTAGACACTGTCCCGGACGGAATCAGCGGCAGCATCTCCTTCGATTGGTAGCCAGATCCATAGGTATGCGAGTCAGCCGTGTCGCCCACCAGCGCATCGAACTCAGCGATGTCGGCTGGCAACTCCGCATCAACCGCAATGTAGAACCCATCCACCGAGAGCGTATTGGGATCTGTCTTCTGGGTCGGACCATAGAAGAACTTCGACACCGTGAAGTCCACGAACGCCTTCTTCAGCACGTCCGATCCATCTGGGTAGTTCTTTCCGAACCGATACTCATCGGCAACCAGGAACTGGAGAGTCAGCCGCCGATCGACGTAGACCGTCTCCTCCGTGGTCGTCTTGGTCGAGACCGTTGTGGTCGTGTAGTTGCCACTCTCTGCCGACCCCGCCGTCACCGTGGTCACCGGGTTTGAATTGACGATCACATCATGGAGAACAAACCGGAAGCGACCAGCAGCCGCGATGTCGTCGATCGTGTCGGTCTCGATCTCCTCCGAAGACTCCACTGCCGGGGCGCTCGACGTGTTCGTAGAGTTCAGGACGCCTCCGACATACACCTTCGTCACCGTGGTAGTGACGGCACTGACATCAATGACCCTTCTGGTATGAACAAGGCAATGGGCCGTTGGGAAATACTGCCCAACCGAGAAGTCCCAATACTGCCCGGCGCAGCCACAGCATTTGCACCCAGGGTTTCCGGTCTTGAACGACATCGAGATAAGCCCTAGCAGTACGAAACGTCAAGCAACCACTTATTGCCGCACAGCTTCGCCTGACCCTTGCCAGCCGACACAGGCTTCCTGCCAACATGCCAGACGTTGACGGCAACCGCACGACTGGAGATCCCCTTGGAGACCATGAAGGTTTCCTTGCCAGACTTCTTGCGGATCATCCAAACCTTGCACTGGACCGGAGTCACCACGCTGGTCGATGGCATCGCCGGAAACGCCGGATGCTCAATCAACGCGCCGAACGACTGGCTCTCGGTCACGACCGCGTATCGCTTGGTCTTGTTGATGGTGATCTGCTGGATCGTGTGCGTTAGACCTCCAGGCCACAACTGCCATGATCCGGCCATCGGACCCACATGGTCAAACAAAACCGGCTCGTACTCGTTGGTCGTCGGGACCGCATCGCCACCGGGCTCGCTCGGAGGCGAAAGCGCCGGACCACCAAGCATCGTGTAACAAGGGATCGACTGTGACCCCCATCCTGTCCCACTGGCCGGAATCGGGAAGTGCTGATTGAAGAGCAGGCTTGAAGGTAGCTGCATCTTCTCATCATCGTTCGTGCATTGGCGCACCTGCGCGATCGGCTCGCCAGTGTCCTCGTCATCTATGAATGACGTGATGATCATGGCAGCATACGGAGGAACAGACAGGTTCGTCGTGTTCTTGAACTTGACGACCGCCTGACCCTGTTGGAAATCCTTTCTGAACAGATTGTCGCGAGCCATTAGTCGTCAAACCTCCTGTACTCTTTGTTCAATGCTGCGAGCTGCTTCGGATCTGGCGACTTCGATTGGGCTAGGAGTTCGTTCCTCTTGCGGTACACAGCCGTCTTCTGGCGATGCCTCATTTCATCAAACGTCAGCGTCTTGAGCGAGTCTTCTCGGTTGTACTCCACCGTGCTGGTAGCGGCGCCGGACGCATCGATCGAATACCCAACCTGACGAATCGCCCCGTCGGTCCCCATCGGGATGAACCCGGTGAAGTTTGCCGTGGCGGCTGGGAATGACTGGTATGCCTGCGCCATCTGAAACAAATAGAAATCCAGCTTGTCACTAGCCTTCGGAGCATTGTCCTCCCAGACCCACTCGACCATCTTCTTTCCGGTTTCTTCTTCCGTTGTCTCTTTCTTCTTCTTGTACCGGAACATCGAAACGTCGTCGCGAACCTCGTACATCGCCGTCAGTGGACTCGACGGGTCAATCGACATCTCTCGGTAATATCGCTGAACCTCGCGCGTTTCCTTGTGGTAGAGATTGACCGTGCATTTCAAGAACAGCCTTGCTGACTCTATTGACCTCTGTTCTATGTTTTCGGTGGCGTCCCCGACTCCGGCGTCCCACGCATAAACTGGCTCATCAAACTTCACAGTGCCTTTCTCAGCATCGATCTGGATGCTGCCCGTATAGACTAGCTGGCGAAAATCCACGGGGATCTTGCCAAGATCCTCCATGTCTTCAATGTCCTGTTCTGTGAATTCTTTCGTTATTCCAAATCTGGCGTTGTCACGAAAGAAGTAGCCCCAAACATACGGCTCTGCGTTCTTCACTTCTCCGTCAACAAGAATCGTTTGAACTTGGCGAGGGATCAGTGGAAGCAACTGTCTGACATCCTCGACTGGAACCAATCCGCCATCGAGATACACCCTGCCTGCCTCTATTTGCCATTGCTTGAGTTTTTCAGCATCGACTCGCCACAAGCGACCGAGATTCTCAACGGCTAGCTTCCTTGCTCGCTTATCCGGAATGTCAGTGAATTCAGGCTGCATCTCGTACCACGTCTTGCCTGATGCAATGATGTACGACAGCTCCTCCGGCTTCTTGATCGTGTCGTCAATCTCGACCCCAACCGGCATCAACGGCAGATCAGCGTCCCACTCCACCGGCGCACTGAAGCAGACAATCTTCTGGGGATACTCAGCCGGATCGAACACATGATCGATCGACAACTGCTTTGACAGACCAAGTTGATACGGGATCGCACGTCCCTCGCCCCTGCGAACGATCTTGACCGTGTTATCCATCTGGAGCGACACCTCGCAGCCATACATCTCACAGATGCTCGCTAGAGCGTTCGCGGGATTTTCAACCTCCCACTTCACATAGGGGTAATCATCTCCTGGGAGCGCCAAGACGTTGAATCCGACTTCGCCCATCGCTTGCAAGCATAGGGTCGCAAGCTGCCTGGGTGTTCGAGGGAATTCGCGAACAACAGCCAGCTTATCGCTGATCTTGACGTTGTATTCGCCAGAGATCACGTATCCCTTCCACATCCACCGGCGGTCCAGGATCGACAGGTTCCACACAACCCCCTCGGCCCGAGAGACATTCACGTCTCCGACAGCGCTGTAGGGGAACGACCTGATCAACTGGCCACCGTAGTACCAGTTGGCAACGCCTACTCTGGGTACCTCGGTCAGCAAGCGGTCCTCATAGGGAACCGAAACCTGCATGACACTCGGAGCGATCCCGTTGGTGATCGTCATGCTTGCGGACAGCACGCCCTGAATACCAGGGAACGTGAACTGCCCTGACACGTATTCGCTGCTCATCAGCTAATCCAATAGGTCGGCAGCGCCGACAGTGAATAAGGGGAAACGAACTCGTAGGTGTAGTCGATCGGGAACGCCACCTCGGCAGCATACTGTCCGTGCCCAATCTTTCTCGGAGACCTCGGGGTGATCTGCGGTGGGCCAACCTGACCGACATTGAACAGCGGCGGAGGGATTGGACCATAAGCCCTGGCGTAAACAACCGTCCCGGTCTGAGTCACCTTGGAGTGCTGATACTGTCGAATCTGCTGGACCACCGCGCGACCGAAGTTCGGCTGCAAGACAGCCAGAGTCCTCGCTGCCCTGACCTGCGGGACCGTTTCATTGAATTCGACAATCTGGTAGGGACTCACGTAGAGCGGCTTGGTGAGCATGAACGAAGCGGTTACCGACCTGTAGGTCACTAGCTCGCCCTGCTGAAACCGGTTGTAACTCGGGGGCCGAACCGGCCTGATCCCGCCCAGCGTCTCGGAGATATGGACGTAGTGGGCCGTGGGATTCCCGTCTTTCAAGACACCGATCTTGTCCGGTAGGCTGATGAGAGCCAGCTCCAGGTTCCGGATCTGGTTGTCGAGGTTTCCCTCTTCGGCAAGGAGCTTGATCTCCATGTCCCAGACCTCATTCTTGAGCCACGGGACACCGGTGGCATCCAGCTCGTAATCGCCGCTGATCGATACCCCGACGGAGCCGACGCGGAGCAACGTGGAACCGATAATGACCTGGGATGTGCTCATGCCGATAGAGAGCAAAAACCAGGGCCATTTTCCAGAACGGAGCGGCGATTCAGACTATCTTGAGAATTCTGCCCAGATTGCGCGCCCTAACACCACTGGTTTAGTGCAATGCAAATAGGGGCGGAACTTCCCAATCCAGCGAGGTAGAGCTACAGAAACACCAGAAGCATAGGAGTGAACTTATGCGAACCAACATCACAGTGATCGTGATCCTGGCCCTAGCGGCCACAGCGGTCGGCCAAGTGCCGACCAAGAAACTTCCACCACTTCCCATCGGACTCCGGAAAGGAGAGTCTAGGGAATGGAACAACCAATTTGAAATCGACTCGCTGATGAAGAGCGGGAAACACAAGGAGATCGTGTTCGACAACACCCCTTCCCTGTCATTCCAGCATCTGGCCATAGACTCGTTCGGAACTGCCCCAGGCTGCGAGTTCGACCAGATCGTCAGCGAGACGGAAGCCTACGTGATCAACAAAAAAACCGGCGTCAAGATCAAGGTGGTCGAGTTCGATACCAGGAGGTACGCCGACGAGAGCCGATTCCCTAGTAGCGTCATGCTTCAGGTGTTCGACACAGAGATCTACGAAACGGTCGCCGGTGGCAGCAAGAAGGTCTTCGTCGCAAGACCGGGCGGCGAGCCTCCTAAGCCAACCCACTCGCTCCCACCCAAGCCGCTCCCTTACAAGCGAGTCTGGACGAACGCGGTCCACGGGAGCAAGCTGACCGGCGCGTTCTACTCGTCGGACGGCGAGCGAGTCACGATCATGAAGCCGGACTACACGAAGATCACGGTCGATCTCAAGATTCTCTCCGAAGCCGACCAACGGCACGTCCGGATGCTCATCGCCCAAAAGCGATCGGTGGACAACTTCCGGCGGAAGATCGGCGAACCAGAGTTCGGAAACAAGGGAACGTCAGACATGCTCTGGCCAGAGGATCTTGCCGCGATGGGGATCGAGTTGCCCGGACCATAGTGAAACGAATTGAGACGAGATCAGGAGGTCAGGATGACCTCATGTTCTTTTCACCAGCGATCACTTGACTTGCGAGGCTGCTTTTTCTCCCTGGCGCTTGGCCTGATTCTGTAGCTTCGCCGCCTCCATCGCGCGGTAAACAGACGCTTGAATCCTGGCGTCTTCTTGGGCCTCTTGGGCCTTGAAGATCTCAACCAGCCGCTCTTCGAGCTTCGACATCTGGGCATCAAAATTGGATGTCAGCTTCAGCTCGACTGCTCGCTTGTCCACAATATCGACCTGCTTGCCGGTCTCCTTCTCCTTCTTGGTCATCTCATCAATCTTCTGGCGAGCGACCTCGATCGGGATGTTGAACATAAGGGCCAGCTTCTTGGCCTGTTCGTCCTGGGCGGCTCGCTCCTTCTGGTATTCTTGCTGCTTCTGAGCCAGCTCACGCTGCTGCTCGGAGGTATCGATCAGCGAGCTGGAATCGAAACCGGCGGCGCGAGCCTCTCGGCTAGCAGAGTCCTGGACCAGCTTTTCCGTGAAATCGGTCCTGACTCGACCGAGTAGCTCAAGCTCTTTATCGCTGAAGTCGCTCTCGCCAGACTTAGCGCGGTTGATCAGCCCAAGAAACTTCTTTTGCTCGTACTTGCTCAGGTTAGCAAAGTCACGATCAGACCCCTTCGACTCCTGTTCATTCTCGACCTTGTAACGATCGATTAGCTCCTTGGTAGATTCCTTGATCTTGTCGATTTCTTTCTGGCGAGCGCGGACAACCTCCTCGATCCCATTAAGCTCTTCCCGGAACCGCTCAACCGAATCCTTCTTCATGCTGTCAACGATTTCTCGCTGTGCTCGCAGCCTGCCTTCCAGGGTCTCGTAGAGGCTGTTTCGATGTTCGATTGCAGAGTTCATCTCGTGCTCGAACGCGGCACGCACTTCTGAGTGCTCAGCCATGAGCCGCTGATGGGCCTCTAGGTCCGCCTGTTTCTCGTCGTCGTCACGTTCGTCGGTGTCTGGGTTCTGATAAACCTTCGCGCTCGATTCCGCCAATTGGCGAGACAGCTCGTCGTAGTGGTTCCGCAGCTTCTTGGTCGCGTCGAATCCAGTTTCGCCAAATTCCGTCAGCTTGACCTTGAGATCGTTCACGCCCTTGGAAAGCAGCTCCATCTTTTGGGCTGGCGAGACCGATTCCTTTGACGAGATCAGACCGTACATCTTCTCTTCAGAACTCAGGGAGTTCTGTAGTCGGCTTCTTGCCCCCTTCATCTGGATTTCGAGAATCTGACGCTCCATCGCGTCAATGTCTCGCTGCTTCTCGGCCAGCTCCTTCCTCCGAGCCTCGGCATCCTCGACCGCGCTATCGCCAACCAGATCGAACAGGCCAGTGACCTTCCCGATCCAAGAGACGAACTTCACCTCCGAGTCGGCGACCTTGTCAGACCAACTGCCCAGAGCGGCGCCTGCCATCAGACCATCCTTGTAGATGCTCTGGCCTGTTTCGTAGATGACCTTCCCCGCAAAGATCAATCCACCAGCGGCAAGCGCGGCGGCGGCGCCGATCGTCGAACCCGCTGCAAATAGGGCAGCGGCTGCCTTCGCGATCCCGCCGACCACCGCAAAGATCACACTGGCAAGGCCAGTCAAGGCGAGCTTCAGGGTGGTTGTGATCGTCTTCATGACCGTGCTGATCATGCCACCAGACGCACCAGATGAGGCGCTGGCAAACCTCCCGCCAATCGCTGATCCAACCACGCTCCCGACGCCAGACAAAGCGCCAGCCCCAGCAGAGCCGATCGCTTTACCAATCGTGACGATCGTCCCGCCAATCGTCTTGGCGAAATTGCCAATCGCTTGGCCAGCGGGACCAAGAGCCTTGCCGAAGTCTTTCAGCTTCACCTTCACGTCATTGATGTCGAACCTCTCCAGTTTCGCCAGCAAGTCCTTGGCCTGTCTGGTTTCAAACAACTGAGCCCCACCTGTCGCGGCGGCGTCACCGACACCGTAGGACAGCGTCAGACCCTTGGTCAGCATCTCCTTCAGACGATCGGTCATGCTGGACATCTTCGAACCGAGCCAGTTCATCACTTCAGAGATCCGCTTGAAGAGACTCTGGTTCTGCTTCAGCTCTTCGCTCAGCTCCTTGATCGCATCCTCACGGGAAACATCCATCGCGCTCGAACCAGTCATCGCCGCATCAACGAGGCGCCCAGCGCCGCCAATCTGGCCACGACCAGCGCCCATCTCCCGATTCAGCATCCGGTGCGCATCGGCGGCGTCTCTCGCGCTCAATGCCTGCATTTTCAGCGCGGTCGAGACCTCGGCAGATCCCGCCGCCGCTAACTGACTTGACGCTGCGCTGGCTGCCTGGATGCCATCAAACGCGACGATCATCTGCTGGAACGCACCCCAGCCCTTCATCACCGCTTCGACGGTTTCCCAGGCTCCATGGACCGTGTCGATCGTCGCCTGGACGACCAGAAGCTGACGGATCATCTTCTCCGTGAATCCGTTCTTGGCGATGTCCCATTCAGCGGCAGCGCGAAGAAGCTGGCCAATCCCAACAGACGCCTTCTTGAACATCCGCTCCATCATCTTCTCGGAGCGAGTGACAGCCCGGAAATTCTCAGTGAGCGACTGCTCGACGCCACGGAACCTGCTGATCCACTCCTTTGCCGCCATCTCGGCCATCTCGCGGTTTTTCGAGACTGCCTCCTCTAGTTCACCACCGGCACCAGCGAGGAAGTCATGGAATTCCGCGATCGAGTTCCTGGCCTCCTTCATTCGGTCGTCATCGACGCCGGGCTTCTGGCCAGTCCCTGCGTCCGCCAACACCTCCATCTGGTCGCGATGCGACTCGATCAGCTTCTTGACCTGATCGACGTACTTCACCACGTTCTCGTACTGATCCCCGAAGAGATCCTTCATTCTGGTCGCGTACTTCTGCTCGTCCTCTGTGCTCTTGCGATGGAACTGATCGATGAAGTCGATTCGCTCCTGGGTCAAGCTGGCCAGCTTCTCATCAAACGTCCGCACGTCTTCCAGGAACTTATCCTGGATCGCCTGATACTTCGGATCGATACCAAGCATCGCCTGCGTGCTGTCGCCGCCTCCGGATCGGCCAGATCCACCAGAGCCCCTCGAAGATCCAGCCGCCTTGTTGGCGGCGTCCAGGACGCTCATTCGCTGCTTGACGATCGTGTCCAGCTTCTGGGTCAGCTTATCGATCGTTGCTGTCGATGCTTGGACAGCTTGGCTAACGGCACTGACCTGGGAGACGACCTGCTTGGACAGCTTGCTGGACGAACCAGACATCTGGACCTGGGCGCCTTCGACAGCGTCGGCCATCTTCTCAAGCGCTGCACTGGCCTGCGGATGTTCCGCGAACCCAATGCGAAACAGTACGTCACGATCTTCTGATGCCATCTCGTAATCCTTTCAGGTGGATCGCCAAAGACTACAGGCTCACTGGATCGCTTTCGACCGATTTAACGAATGATCAGCTTGGCCAGCTCGTACGACAGCATTTCGTTCTCTCGCTCGCGCTGGACCTCGTTGAAGATCCCATCGACCGTCGCGTACCGATCGGCAAACAACCCATCGCCAAGGAGATGCTCAGGCACCGGGTATCCAGGAGCTTTAAGCCGATTCCACAGCTCCACAATCTGGACGTTCTCCCAGCGGAGCGTGTAGCGACCTTCCCAGTCAGGCACATGCTCTTCTCCGACCCTGATCCCTTTGGGACAGATGTCGCAAGGAGGCGGAGATCCCTCTGGTCGCTTCATCAGAACGTCCTCGCCATTCTCTCCCTCATAAGTATCCGGGACACCTGTCGGGATCTTGTAGATATGGCGGTGACACTCCTCGCACGGGAGGCTCGAAAGCAACGGATATTTCAACAGCAGCCTCAAGGCTGCATTGAGTTTTTTTCCGTCTCCTCCATGTGCGTCCGGGCCGATTCAGTCGATTGCTCCTCGTCGGCTGGATCTGGATCACCGCCATCGACACCGCTGTACACGATCGCGATGAATCGATCCTGTAGCCCGGTCACCGTGCGTTTGATCGCATCGGCGGACACCGCCGGGGCGCCGTTGATCGGGACTCCGTTGTCGTCCAGGAAGTCCCACCTGAGAATCCGCTTCGCGATGGTCTCGTAAACCATCTCCTCGGCCTCTGCTCGCTTGCCGCGATCGTAAAGCTCCTTCACCTTTCGCTCGACGATTGCATGATCCTTTGGCGCTGTCGCGCGAAACGTGATCCGGCAGTCGCTCCAGAGACGTGCCCGTCCTTTGATGAATCGGGTGAGGGTTTGACCGTCGTCGATGAAGCCCAAGATGGCCATAATCATTCCTTGATCGCGGTGAATCGAATCCAGTGAAGAACCCATTGAAACCTGGATTTCGGCATATTCAAGCCGCTTGGACCAGCGAGACCTGATGATCAAGGATTCTCATGAGTGCATCGTGGATCGGCGGCTCCAGCTTCACCAAGTCCTCGATCTTCACGTAGTAATACTCCCGCGCCGGGACTCGACCGTCCCTGGTCCCGAACTGCTGGACGGCTGCGTACTTCACCACGGACCCGTTGATCCCCACCAGGATCTCTTCGTTGGTGATCTCCTCGATCGATCCCGGAGCCCCCTTCACGGTACCGGCGGCAAACATCCGCCACGACAGCCGGAGCGGCAGATGCGCCGGATTGCCCTTTCTCGGGAGCCACGAGTTTCCATCGCTGTCGCTCTCAGAGTAGAAGTTCTCGATCACCTGATCGCGAACAAGCGCCGCGATCTCCTTCGACTCTTCACGCTTCTCGTCAGCTATCGCTTCGTCGTTTAACCGTCGCAGCATCTTTGCGAAATCGCTGGCCCAGATCGCCATCAATCCACCTCATATCTTCTGCATTTGCACTATGAACCATCAGGTAGCCGTCTTCTCCAGTGTCATCGAAGTGGCTACGCGAAACCGCCACCGCTCGGAATCCAGCACTAGCCAGAAACCGATGCGACTCCAGCCGCGACTCTCTCGCCACAGTCCAGGTTACCTGCCCAGGAATCATCACCATCAGGCGCTGCAAGATCGCCGTGCCCACGCCTCTCCTACGGTGCGATGGATGAACCGCTAGCGTCGAAATGTGAACGTCCTTGCCAGACACATGCGAGATCAGGAACCCCATCAGGCTTCCGGTCAGCACCTGCTGGGCAACCAGACTCTTGGAGTTCATCGCGGTGATCCTGCCGGTGAAGAATCGCTTCTCCTGCTGAACACCATAGGTCAGCCTTGCGATCTCCATCACGTCAGGAAGATGGATCGGCTTCAGGTCCACGATGGCGAACCGGTCGTAGGTATCTCGAATCACTGCCCCTCCAAACAAAAACGGCTGGCCGGAATCGCAACCTCCGGCCAGCCGATCGGGAGCCCCTGATCTTGCGATCAAGAGTTAGAGATCTCGCTTTCGTTTGGCGCTCGAAGAGGTCACCGGTTCTGGCTCTGATTCCTCTGTCGGGTTCTCATCCACTTGGTCCTCTACCTGGGCCTCCGGGATCGCCGGATATGCCGTGACCTGCATCACGGACTGCCCATTTCCGTCCTTTGTGATCGTCACATCGAACGGACGGTTGGAGTACATCAACAGCCTCCGGAAATTCTCGATCGAATCGAATCCTTCGGCTCTCTTTGACACGTCTTTCGTGCAATCAATCTTCAACACAGGGTCATCCTTTTAGAAACCAAAAAAACACCGCTTAGACGATGTCGTCGATCGTAAACCGAATCGGCGCTTGATACGACCCGCCGGTCCCCTTGGATCGCGCTGTCCAGACAATCTGCTCAAACCTCACCGGCTGCTCACCGGCTGGCGTCTGAGGCGTCGGGATCACGGGGTGCATCGCCGGGATGTTGATCGTCAGGCTCAGCGTACCGGACGCCGTCGTGTAGACGATGCTAGCAGCCACGCTGGCCGAAGCAATGTCCATCCAAGCCAAGTCCAGGCTGGTGTCGAATGGGCTGGTTGCCGTCAAGGTAAACATCTGACGACCGGCTGGCAGCGCCGTCCTGGTCACCGAGTTGTAGAACAAATCGGTGGTCAAGTTGTTGTTGCCGGAAAGCTGGACATCATCCACCGGGACCACACGACCGTCGATCGTGAACGTGGACGATGTGTGAACAAACGGAGGCTGCGTGCTGAAGTTCAGGACCGGGAACGTGCCAGCCGCCTGCCGTGCGCTGCCGCAAGCCTCAATACCCCAGTCAAGCTGTAGCTTTGATTGGCTCCGGCTGCTGGAGAGCGTCCACTGGCTGGTCTTGCAGTTCAGGAACTCGAACACCGCCACCTTCACGTCGCGGGACGCCTTGAAGTATTGGCAGTAGCCATTGATGTCCGGCTCGATGATGTTCCCCGCAAACGTGCCACCGAGCAACAGCGGAAGGATCACCCGCAGCTCGTCGGCGCGAGGCTGGAGAACCACGCTGCCGGAACCGGCTTCAGATGTCTTCACCACACCTTCGGAAGCGTAGAACGGCGTGCCGTTGTGGCCTTCGTCTTGTTCGAACACGGGGGTCGTCGAAAGACCGTTGCTGATCTGGCGAAAAACCGAGCTGACGGCGGTGCCGTTGGTGGCGTTGAAGTCACCGAAGGCAGTGACGCCGAACTTGTGACTACGTGGGACGTTGGTAATACATGCCATTGACTGTGTCTCTCTCTGAGAAGTGGCCTACTTCGCCACCGCATCAGAAGGACAACAGGGGTCACGTTCCAGTGCGACCGTCACACCCCGTAGGTCACTGGCTGGTACATCCGGCAATAGAACTGGATCGCCTGTGCATCGACCCCGACATCCGCCACGTCGTTGTAAAGAACACCTGGGTAGAACTCGACCAGGAAGATCTCCGGGATTGCTGGCAGCGGGCAGATACCGAAGCTGCGTAAGATCCGCTCCCGGTCCAGCGTCCAGTTCGAATCCGACAGGTTGCTCAACTGGTTGCTCTTCACCAGGACCATCTCGATCACGTAGGAGATGTCCCATTCAGTGTTTGTCCCGATGACGGGGCGCTGCTCGGGCCGCTTCCAGAAATGAACGCCCAGGATATTGCTTCCGCAAACATCCTTCAGTTCCAGGTAGCTGTTGGCCGGTCGCTTGTGGAGCTTGTACTTCCCTGGATCGGTAGGGAACGAACTGAGGTTCAGCCCCATCATGTGATTCCGGATCTCCCGGAGACACTTCTCATGGAACCCCAGATTTCCATCTGTCACCCGGAAGCCGACAGGCGCCGCCGGGCCAGCGCCGTCCACGACCACCGCAGCGTAGGAGCCGACCGGGATCGACACCGACTGGACGCGATCCAACGCCGTGTCAAAGTGCTTCACGAACGTGTTGGTCGCCACATTGCCGAAATAGCCAGCCGTGTAGAGCGAAGCCGTCCCGACCACGTTGGTGATCGTGAACGTCGCGCCCGTGCCATCCTTGTTGTCCACTACAGCGATCTCGGCCATCTGTCCATCCTGATTGAAGGAGTTTGGACCCCAGGCTACCTGATCGCTGGGCCGATTCCACCAGGGCCGATCACTGATTGAAGTGATCGTGCCCCCACGACACCCGCGTGATCCACTTCTTCATGCAGCGATGGCAATGGCGGTAGTAGGTCATCGGCGGCTGGAGGTACTCATCCGACCAGCGGTGAATCCCCAGCCTGCAAAGAAGCACGCCGACTAAGATCTTCACGGACCTCATTGGCCCTCGCCTTGACTTCATTTGGGTTATCCCTCACCTCAATAGCTTCCGCGATCCGCTCGTCGATGTACTTCAGATCTCGCCCCTTCATCGCCTGCAACTGCCTGATTCTCCGAAGCGAATTGACCCTCCAGGCTGCCTTGGTCGGAACTGTCATGGAATTGACGATTTCATCGATGAAGCAATGCAAACCGTGGGCATAAACCCGATGCGCTGCAAGCTCTTTCTCCAGCTCGGCGACCCTTGCCTCCAGTGCCTTGACCTCATCGCTTACCTGTCTCTTCTTTGCCATCTCTGTTCTCCCGTTGGACGTGTTGCGAACGATCTCACTCTCCAACAGGCTCAGACGGAGGGCAACCAGGGCGCTGGATTCTCAAGAATCTTCCTGATCCTCCTCGTCTTCCTTCTTGGCTTCGCTCCCGTAGACAGACTCCCAGGCCGCATCCAGGGCTTCTTCGTCCTCATCGCTCAGGTCAGTCTCTTCTCGGCTCATTTCTTCTTCCTTTTGGCCTCCATGTAGGCATTGAAGATTTTCATGGAGTGCGAGTTATCACTCAGATCGAACTCCATGTCGAACGTGATCCCGTACTTGGTCCACCACTCACGACCCTCCGGCGTCTTCATGATCTCGGAAATCTTAGTGACGTTCTTGTACTCGGGATTCTTCTTGAGGCCTTTCTTCAGCGTGTCCTCGATCCCGGCCATGTCCTTCATGTTGATATGGGCGTCGTAGCCAAATTTCGGCCAAGTCGCGTACCCATTGGCCTCCCCTCCGGGCTTCCCATCCTCGTCGTCGGCCCGCAGCGCGTTGGTCTCGATCCGCTTGACCCCCATCTTCCTGGCCTGCTCGACCTGACGGGAGAACACTTCAGCGCCGATCCCCTTCTTCTGATAGTCCTCGTCCACCGTGAAGATCACGTTCTTGAGCACCAGATCGCCGTTCTCGTCGCGGGTTAGCTGCCGGATGTTCCTGTACCCTGGGCCGTAAGACGACATCACCAGCTTGGATGGGCGACTCTCGTGCGAGACCATCACCTCGGTGGTGTCGTCCCGGTAACCGCACAACTTGGCCAGCTCTTCGTTGGTCGTGTTCCTGGGAATCCCCAACGATGTCAAAACACCGGCCCGCGCCGACTCAAACCCTTTGCCGATCGCGACCGTTGGCGGCTTGCTCTTCCCGAAGATCTCGTCTGCCTTGCTGGAGCCAGAACCCTTCTTCTTGTCAACCAGCTTCTTCAGGTCGCCAGCTTCAACCTTCTTGGCGTCACCGTTCTTGCGACCGAGCACACCAATCTTGCCGTCCGAGTAGACCCGCATGACCCGGTATTCTTCCTCGCCAAGATAGACTTGGTCGCCCTCAGCGGGAGCCCCTTCAAGGCTGACCAGCTCGGTGTCGCTCGTGGGAAGCCGCCACCGACCGCCGCCGCCGCCCGACGCACAATCATTCCCAGGCTGGAAGCCGCCGCCGCCTGGCGCGTTAGCGCCACAGTCAGCCGACTTCATCTTCGGGCTGTTCCCGTAAACGAACTCGGTCAGGTCGTTTATCTCGTCCAGCATGTCTGACAGGTCATCGCAGACGTGGCCGATGCAGTGTCGAACCACCGGGTCACACATGCCGCCGCACGAGCGATCCGTGTCGAACACAAAGTTCTCGATCTCCTCCTGTAGCTCCAGCAGAAGACCGTGCGAATAGATGTTCATCGATTTAATCATGGGAGGCATGGCCTTCTTGATGTCCCTGGATGATCGATCAAAGTCACCAGAATTACCCGTTGCGCTCTTGATGTTTTCAGGATCGAATACTGCGTAGGTGGTCGCCAACTCGCTCGAATCATTGGCGTTGTCATTGACGTTCTTGAAGATCACTCCGTCATGGACAGAACGATCCACTCTCTGAAGCGTCTGTTCAACAACAAAATCCCACGACATGCCATTCGCATCGACCACCATCGGATTCTTGAGACTCAAATAGACGGGAGTCAGGTTCGGCGTCCCATCCTTGATCTTTGTTTGTCCAAGGTCGTACATCCGATCATCGTAGCTACCCAAGCGGTCGTACGTCTCTCTGGTGATCTCTCCAGAATCAAGCAGATCGTTGGCAATGCGGACCCGAGCGTCTTCACCAGGGAGAGAGCTGTATCCGAGTTCCATCCAGTCGTTGTACTGATCGGCATAAATATCGGAAACCTGCTTTGAAAGCAGCTTCTCCTCCGTCGTCTCGTATGTTGCGTACCCACTACTCACAGATGGAGAACTACTGAAGAACGCCGCGTTGGCCCGCTCTGGGCCAAGGTCCAAATCAGTCTTGAACTCGGTAATCAAGTTGCCGCTGCCGTGGTAGACAACCAGCGGCTTTCCGTCGTCGTTCACCACTTTCGAATCGGCAAACCATCGCTTGAAAGCCGGGCTCTTGGTGACATCCATGCGCCGCCGTGGTGACTTGTCTTTCACCGAATCCTTCAGCGTGAAAGCAGCCCAGGCATTGAGGAATGGAGTCCCTTCCTTCTGCTTTATCGCGAACTCATAGAAGTCCGGGCCAAACAGATCCTCGACCAGCGACTTGTTCTTCTTCAGCGTCTCCTTGTTGATGAACCCTGGCATCTCATCGGTCGCTGTGCCGCCGCCCTCGCCAGCGCAAGTGTTGCCCGGCTGGAATCCTCCCCCGCCCGGCGCATTGGCTCCACATTCGCTCGCCTTGACTTGAGCGACGAAACGCTTCATCTGGCCACGCAGCCATCGCTGATGAGATGGCGAAAGCAGATGCCTCATCGACTTGCGAATGTCAGCCGACTCGGGATTGAATTTCCCTTCGTTCCCCGTGGCGCTCTTGATGTTCTTTGGATCGAACACGATGTAGGACGTGTGATCGATCTTGCCGTCGTGGCCCACCTCATTGCCGCTGGTGTTCTCGTAGATGATCCCGTCGTAGCCCTGCGAGACCATGATCTCCTTGTACCGCTTCCCGGCCCAGTTCTTCCAGTCTTTTCCCTTGTAGTCCGGAGCAAACTCTGGGCTGTAGTTGGAAGCAAAGCCAGCGAACCCGCTGCCATACTCGTCGATGTAGGACTGTGGAACCGAGAGGTTTCCGTTCTCGATCGGCTCATTCCTACTGAGTCGCTCGTAAGCGTCCTCGGCTTCTTCGGGACTCACGTTGCGGGTTGAAGTCGCAAAATGGATGAAAGCGTTTTTGTCTTCACGGAAGACCTTGTCGAAGACATCGATCCGGATGTTGTGCTGATCCATCGAGCCGTAGTTCGGCATGATGTACGGCTTCTCCATCTTGACGAACACCGGCTTGGTATTGCCTCCAGGCTTGATCATGTCGGGTATTCGGTGGCCATCCTTGCTCCGAGTCTTGACCGCGTCCTCCCCCTCACTCCACGCTGAACTGGCCGCGTAGGTGCCGACAGAAAACGCATCGGTCAGTTTGGGATCTTTGGCGACGTGGACACCCATCGTCTCATTCACCAATCCGTCATCCGACACTTCGAACTCATTGAAGTCCGCGCGAGTCCCGTGGAACAGAACCCGTGGCGATCCGTCCTCGTTGACGATCTTCGAATCGCCAAACCACTGCTTGAACTCAGGCGACTGGACCTGTGGATTCTTCGACCTGTTGCCCTCAACGTCCGGCGCATACTCGGGACCAGATCGCTCGTAGGCTCTCCGCTCCTTCTCGTTGCGGGCCAGTTCGTCTTCGGCCTTCATGTAGGCATGGATCTTCTCAGCGTCCAAGCCGTTCTCCTTGGCGATCTCGATCGCCTTGTCTCTTGCCTTGCCGCCCTTCTTGTACTCCTCGAAGAACTTGGCGCGAGCGGTCGCCGGGATCTTGTGGAACTCCTCCTGCAATTCGTTGTAACCTTCCCTCATTCGCGGGTTGTCGAATTTTGGCCTTCGGCGTCCGTCGCCTGTAGCGCCGCCTCCACCACCTCCCGACGCGCACGAGTTACCGGTCTGAAATCCACCACCTCCCGGCGCATTGGCTCCGCAGTCGGAACTCTTGCGTTTTCCCTTGATCGATTTCTTGACCGCCTGATAGCCCGCGTGTGATTCCATCAGTTTCTTCAAGCTGTCGCCATCGCCTTCGTCCTCAACCTGCCCTCCCGAGTAGCCAGTTACTGCTCCGTCTTTGTTCATCCAAAGCAGCACCTTCTTGTATGGTCCGACCATATCGCCGATCTCATAGTCAGCGGTGTCATGAAGAAACGTCGGATCGCTCCAGACGTACAGGTCGCCGTTGCGACCAGCAAAACCGCGCAGCGGCTCAGATCCGTACCGGCTGCTGCTCTCAAGATAAAACCGTTTCATGGTTTGCTTTGACGGATTCTTCACCACCTCGGCGACCTGCTCGTCACCGTAGCTCGTCTTATGCTTCATGAAATCGATGAACTTGTCGCGATCCACGCCACCGCCGGAAGAACCACCCGATGATGCGCAATCATTTCCTGGCTGGAACCCGCCGCCACCTGGACCATTTGCGCCACAATCGCTGCTCTTCTTCCTGGCTGGCAGCGCCTTCCTGATGCTCGGATTCTCTGGATCAAACGTCCCTTCATTCTCGTCCGATGACTTGATCTGCTTGGAGTCCCACACCACGTAGTGCCGCGTCCCCTCTGGTATCGGCTGCCCGCTGCGCACTCCGAAATTCGGGAAATGCTCCGAAGCATCCATGTAGACAAGCCCATCGAATCCAGCGCGCCGCAGCGCCGCTGCCATGATGTCGCCACCTTCAAACCTCCCGTCATCTCGCTGCGAGTCCATAAACACGTCCAGCGATTTGACCCTGGACAGGATCTCCCCTGCCCTCATGCCTTCATTCTCCATCGCAATCTGCATTAACTCTTCGATCCGGTCATCCGCGTCGTAGCCGCGATCGGACGCTTCGCTTCTCAGCGCCTCCATGAAATCAACGAGCTTTCCTTTTGGCTCACCAAACTCCGCAGTGTCTGGGTCGAAGTCGTCGTCGTCTGGAGTCCGGCCCTCAGCATCCTCTTCGCTGTACTCCACATCAAAGAACGTCTCGCCACTGGCCGGTCGGCGTGACCCCTTGCCCCACTTCGGGTCACCGACAAACACAGGCTTCTCGATCTTTAGGAAGACCGACAGCACCTTCTCGTTGCCTCCATCCAGCTTCGCGGTGGCGACCAGCTTGGCTGCTTCACGGTTGTCGCCTTCAGCCTCTTCAAGCACAGACTCCGCCTGCTCGACCGTGATCTCGAACTGATCAGCAAGATCTTCGGCTGTCATGTTCTCCGCATCGATGTCGTACTCGATCTGCTCCGCCATCAGCTCGATCCGCTGGGTCAGGTCGGGTCCGTCGGAGCCGTAGTTCCCCTGGGAGTCACCGCGATCGCTGGAGAAATAGAACCCGCCTCCCATGTCAGATTCAGGGTTGGTCTTGCTCAGATCGAACTCATCGAAGTCGTGCGTCGTCCCGTGGTAAACCTCGATCGGGACCGTCTCCTCTGGGTCGCCATCGTCATCCACCGCCTTCGACTCGCCAAACCAGACAGCAAAGTTCTCTGCTTTGCTGTCGTCTCCAAACCGATCCTTTGCCCACGCGCGAACACGCTCAGAGGATTTACCGCCGCCCGATTTACCGCCTCCAGATTCAGAAGCGCAGTCGTTCCCAGGTTGAAATCCACCACCTCCCGGTGCGTTCGCTCCACAGCTCGATGACTTCTTCTGGTACGACTTGCGGATGTCGCCAGAGCCAGAGTCAAACTTTCCATCGTTCCCGACAGCACTTTTGACCTGCTCAGGATCGAACACGATGTAGGACTCACTGCCAGCGTCCTCGACAGCGTTCTTATAAACGATCCCGTCGTAGCCCTTCTCCTTCAGTAGCTCAACGGCCTTGTCCTTGTCGTACATGACATCCCACAGTTCATTCGACGTGATGATGTTTCTGTCTCTCAGATAGGTCGAGAAATCTCCCTCGTTCTCCCATGCCATAGGTTGCGGACGACGAGGATTATCCCTGTCTTCCTGGTAAAACTCGTCTAGCCGATCATCAACCTCATCCTTTGGAACCAGCTCGCCTTTCATGTTCTTGTACAAGCCAGCCAGATCGGGCATCTCCAGCGGATTCTCAATGCTGAGATAAACAGGCATCAGCCTTGCCGGTCCAGGCTCGCGCAGCAGGTGATTCTTGGCAAACTTCTCCACATGCGATGAACGCGCATCCGCAGCCCCCAGCGTCCCAAAGTGAGCGCCGACTCCGTCCGTCTTGAACTCCGAGAAGTCATCCTTCGCGCTCGTAGAGTGGTAGACAACCATCGGATTCTTATCCTGGTCCGTCACCTTCGACTCACCGAACCATGAGGCGAATCGCTCCGCTGTCTCCTCGCTTCCGAATCGGCTCTTCGCCCACTGTCGGACATGCTCCGACTGTTTGCCCTCAGAAGCGGTAGCGCTGCCACCATCACCAGCGTGATTGCCCTGGTCGTGGTCCTGACCTCCTGGGTAGTGCTTCTTGATCGAGAAGGCTTTCTTCTGCTCGTGGCCCTTCAGCGCAAGACGACCGTCCTGAACATCCAGCATCCCGGAGTTCGGATTCCTTGGATTCGGAACCCAGACCGCCTTGTTCGCAGAGCTGTCCCACTTGTAAACGCCAACCACCTCCTCGGGCGCGATCACTCTGCCTTCGATGACCGCGTCTTTCACTTGGTACAAACCATCGAGACCAGTCTCGTATCCAAGGCCTTTGCTCTCCACGCTTGGCTTGATGTCTTTCGCCTGGACCTGAATGATCACCCCGTAGTTGTGGTCGTCCTGCGATGGCTCCACGTAAAGCCCCGGCGCGTTGATCCGCGACTGAACCAGATTCCCATCCACATTGGTCAACCGCCCCAGCCGAGAATCCGGCGGCGCTGATCGGGTATCGATCCCGTGCTCAACGAACTCCTTCTCCCATTTCGATGTCGTCTGATGACGCACGAAGATCGTGTCGTCCGGCTTGATCGTCCCGTCAGCGCCGTCCCGTGAGATCCGGTCCACATCCTCGCGGCTCGGGAGCAATCGCATCTTCTCGGTCTTCTTGTCGCCCTTGATCTCGGTCTCAGGCTTCTCGTTGTTCTCCTTGATAGGGAACTCGGAAGCGTCCAGCGTCCGCAGTTTGTCCTTCACGCTGCTGCGACGGTATCTGTGAAGGATGTCGTCGATCCCGTCCGGCCTCAGATGCCACTGGTCCGCGTTGTCCCGAAGGTACTTCTCAAATTCGTCGTCCGTCGGCAGATCACGAGCGTCCCGGTGCGGCTTGGTGTAGCTACCATCCGATCCACCACCACCCTCGCTAGCGCAGGTGTTCCCTGGCTGAAAGCCGCCACCGCCGGGCGCATTGGCGCCACAGCTTGAACCAACAGACTTCTTCTTTCCCGAAACACTGACCCCTGTCAGGTCAACGATCTCGCTGGTCCCGTACTTATCGACAGTCACGATCCCGTCGTAACCATCCTTAACGACCGCTTCGCTCAGCTTCTTGCCGACCTTGCCGCCGTAGTGGGCGCTCAGACGCTTCTTCCAAGAGTTGTCGTCATAGATCGCGTCGTCACTCGTGTTCACCCTCAACACCAATGGACTCTTGAAGGTCACGCTCCCAGATTCCCATCCGGCTGACAGCTTCCCCTCTTTGCCACTCTTGATCGAATCATGAAGCAGATACCGCCCCGCTGGCTCAATCTTCTGCTGGAACTGATCCGTCTTCCCTGGCTTGTGTGACTTCTCGGTGTTGCGCATGAAATCAAACGTGACCGACTTACCAGTCTCGAACGTGACGCCGCCCTCGGTCTTCGTGGATGTCGCTAACGATCCACCTCCACCAGCGCAGTCGTTCCCTGGTTGAAATCCTCCACCACCAGGCGCGTTAGCCCCGCAATCATTCCCTGACATTTCACGCCTCCGTTACGGGTAGAAGTTCCAGCTTGCCGGGCTGCTGATGAACGCCCGCGCATCGGCCAGAGAGACCGGCGGAACCGGCCAGCGAGACGGCGGTCCTGATGCTGGCGCTTGAGCGTTGTAATCCCAGTGGCTCTGCGCACCGACGTTGTGGTCACCGAGATACTGGCCATCGCCGAACTGAAGGTTGTCAACCAGCGGATTGAGCCGGAAGTCACCGTTCGATGCTCCGGCAATTCCATTCAGCAAGCAAGCGTTGGCGAAGTTGTAGACATCCGTGATTGCATTGCCGCTGGTCACCAGCCCCAAGGTAGACAGCTTGCTCGCCACATTCGTCTGATTCACCCACAGGTTCACGGTGTAGTTGAAGTTGTCCACGTTCGTCGGAGGACTCGCGTCCCGAGTAATGATCAGGTTTCGCGTGCCTCCAATCGAAGTCAGTGTGTAGGCAGCTCTATATCCTCGTGTGAAAAGGAAGCTGTTGTTCAACGTGACTTCGCGGTTTCCAGCGCCGCCGCCCGCAAAGAACACACAGCCAGTTCCAGAGGTCGTGGATACCAGACACGCATTGTTGAACGTCCAGTACGCCTCTTGCAGGAACATGAACATCGGGAACGTCGCACCGGAGTCGGCAGCCATTGCCGCGCAGAAGTTGTTCCAGGTCGAGTAGGTCCGACCGTACACAATCCCGTTGGAAATTTCGCTCAGCGCTAGAGTGTGCCGAGCAAGCACACGATCCATCACGCACTGATCACCCACGCTCGTGGGCGACTGGTTCGCAATCGGTGACACAGAAGAACACCGATCAAAGAACAAGCCGTCACAGGAAGCATCAAGCCCACCGCCCCACGTATCTCCGTTGCAGCCACGCATCGAACTCCCGTAGCACTTCCAGGAGTCGTAGACCGACAGGTCCGATGAGTGCATCGTGCCCTGCTGGGCTGCACCTGGGTATCGCGTTGTTGCCCCTTCCCAACTGACGATGTGCGAGTTTCGGACCTCGGCAGACAGACCAGTCACATTATTCTCATAGACCCCCACGATCCCGTTGGCTGGCTCCTCTGTGGTCGTCTTGTCATGCAAGTGGAAGACGGAGTCCAGGATCTCGCCTGATCCGATCAGGACCGTGTGCTTCGTCCCGCGACGAGCCAGCACCCGCTGAAGCGTCTGCGGCAACGGAGATTCACCAGCGAAGTTCTTCTGCTGGGTAGTGAAGATCGTCCCGTTGTCGTGCGTGTTCCCGTCCGCCTCGATCCCGGTGATCGTGTAAGGACCGACCAAGCCGATGGCGTGATCGAAAGCCGTGATCCGCACCACTCGGCCATCGGAATTTGGATTGGTACTTCCGGCTGGGTGGTAATAGATCTCCCGCAGGTTATTCGCATCCGTTGCGAGGCCGACATTGTCGTTGTAATACGAGCCCGGAGTCGAAGCGCACAGCGCGAGGCTTGTCACGCGGGTGATGTACTGCTCGTTGACAATCAGGTTCAGTCGCGAAATGTCTACCGTCAGCGCCGACACATCCCAGTCTCTTTGGTAGACCACCGGGTAGGTGCCGTTTTGCGTCCATGGTCCAGTTGCCGTCTTGAACGCACTGATCACAGGAGGCGAGCCAGAGCCGAACGCGCCCACGTTCCCTCTCGCATTGAGCTGGCCGACAAGCGACAGCCCTCGCCTGATCCCAATCGACTCTCCAGTTCCGCCCACCCCGAACGAATCCAGCTCTGCTTGGCTCGTGATGTAGTGATCGAACACTGCCCACACCTCAAGGCTGGCAGGGTTGCTGGTCGTGCTTCCGCCGACATTGCTAACTACGCACCGGTAATACCAAGCATCCTCTGACTCGACCAAAGCCGGTGTCGTGTACGAGGCAGAGGTTGCTCCAACGATGTTGGCGAACCCGCTCCCACTATCGAGCTGCCACTGATAGGACAGCGGACCAGCGCCAGTAGCCACCACCGTGAATGTCGCGGTGTTGCCCGAAGCGGCAGTCTGGTCATTCGGGTGAACATTGATCCACGGCGGAGCAATCGGGACCACGGTGAGAGTCGCCGGATCGCTGGTCACAGCCCCACCAGAGCTGTTGACCACAAGGCGGTACTGATTCCCATCGTCGCCGACAGCCAGCGGCGGCGTCGTGTACGAAACACTTGTCGCACCTGGGATCTCCACGAACCCACTTCCGGTATCCACGAACCACTGGTAGCTGCTGCCACCAGTCTCGACCACGGTGAACGTCGCCGTCTGTCCCTGGTCCACCGTCACGTCGTCTGGCTGATCGGTAATCACCGGCGGAGGAGGAGGCACCACCACTGGAGTTGACGGCGCCGAACTGTTCTTCCCTGACCCTGGAGCGTTGACGATGTTGATGATCGGATCGCCCAGGTACTCGATGCACACCAGTCTCCAGCGAGTCCGGGACATCTCGATCGTGGACGACACCACGACCCACTCCTTCCCGCTTTTCTCCTTCAAGATCCAGTGGCGCACGATCTTCACGCCAGTTGGACTGAACGTCGGCTGCCATGGCGCCGTGAGACTCGACACCCAAACGTGCCAGATACATCGCTCAACCTCACCCGAGACTCCCTCAAAGAGACCCTCCTCTTTGATGTCGATCGGTCGCTGCTCAACAGCAGATGCAAGGAACGGCTGCGCAGGGTCGTACTCGCCATTTTCACCACGGCGATACAGTGCCGCTGACGTGATCCCCGGAAGGATCTTGTACAGATCCTCAAGCTGCGTCCTATCCACCGTGATACCTCGCGCCGTCCTTCCTTGTGACAAGCGCTAAGAATTACCCAGAATTAGTCCGTTTTCTAGGTTCAGACGGGGATCTTGTATTCCATCACGATTCGATCAGCTTCACCAAAGAGCTTTCCGATCTCTGACGAACTCATTCGAGAGTACGAATAGTAGTCGTAGCTTTGGCTCTGGAACTCTGCTCGCTTGTTACGGTCGGTAGCCGCCGCGATCAGATTGATCGTCGCGTAGAGAATGTCCGGGCTCACAAATGGATCACCCGCAACATAAGTCACCCTCGCACCGTTCGGAACAGCCGCGTTGTCGCGACCACACGGGAACGCCTTGCCGATCCGCTCAACCTCACCGGTCAGCGACAATCCATCGTGCTCGCCCGAGATCGCGAACTCATCAGCCGGAACCTCTTCCCATACATCACTGGAAGACCGGACTTCCAGCTTGAGCACACTCTCTAGCGGCCTCCACGGAACAAAGACGCTTGGCTCGCCACGAGTCCTGAATACCTGCATCCGAACCTTGCGGAACGTGATCGTGCCCGCAATCGCCGGGTCAAACGCAGAGGCATTGGTCTCAATCTCGAACGTATCCCGGCTGTAGCCACCGGGGCCAACCGTCACGTCTCCAATATCCAGAGGAGTCCCACCGGCCATCGTATTCACACGAATCCGATCACCAGGGTGCAGCCCGTGCCAGTACGATGTCACTACCGCCCGAGAACCACTGATTGCGATCGATTCAACCAGCCTGGGGAATACGCGATTGCAGGCCTTGCTCAGCGACTCCGAGATGCCAGCAGCGATACTGATCGCGCTCTCGTCAGAGACATCGCCACCGATCGCCGCCTTTGCTTCCGAGAGTTTGACGAACATCAGGCATCACCGCTCGTTCTGATACTGGAAACAATCTCGTCGATTCGCGCCTTGATCCGCTGGGCAGAAGACTCCCCGATCCCCGCGATCGACGTGAAGCTCGCTGTCTCCCCATAAAGGATCAACTGACCAACGGTCTTCAGGTTCATCTTGGCGAGAGTGTTGACCACCCCGACCGGCAGGCCACTCTTCTCGATAGGCATCGCATGAGCTTCAGCCTCAGAGTATCCAACGAACTCACCAACGAACTCACTCGGCTCCGAAGAAGCGATCACGTCATCGCTACGCTTCAGCTCTTCCTGAGCGCGACGGCGGTGTGCGGCCTCTTGATCTGCAATCCGCTTGGCTCGCTCAGCAGCCTCCCTGGCCAATCGCTTTCGCTCCTCAACCTGAGCGGCCTTGGCTTCCTCAAGTCGTCGATCCGCTGCTTCCTGAGCCTCTCGCTCAATCCTCGCAGCCTCTTCGGCCTGACGGGCCAACTCAGCCTCATGAGCCGCTCGCTCATTCGCCTCTCGCTCGTGCTGCTCATTCAGCGCACAGCGACAATCCTCCAAGCAGATCAAGCAGTCAGTCGCCTGCGCGATCAAGTATCCAACGCGACTCTCGGCTGTGGACGCACTCAATGCGTTCCTGACAAAATCCTGCGGAAGCCAGCCGAGCACCATATTGGCGACATCGCTCGGAAGCGGCTCAAGCATTGCATCAGCAGCGTCCGCATAGGTCAGCAGTCGCGTCAGGATATAGGACTTCTCGTAAGTCCCGCTGGCGATCAACGATCGCACATGGTAGTCCGACAAAAGCGTTAGCGCCGTGCTCATTCCCATTCCCTTTAGTCATGAAACGCAAAAAGCCGGGGGCATCCCTTCCCCCGGCTAATTGTTTACACCACACAATCAAAAGTTCAACTGTCAGCTTAGCCAAGCAGGTTTGGCTTGGCATCACCTTGGTACTTGCGATCCTTCGCAATGTACATCGCTTGACCCAAGCGGGCTGCCGCCGAGTCGCCATTGACCGTCTTCACTCGCACCCAACGGAATCCGTTGTTGATGTCGAGGTCAGCCGGACGAATCGTGATCACGACCATCAGCTCAGCGATGTCACCACCAACGTCGTCCGCATCCCACGATGCAAGCGGCGAAGTCCGGCTTGCCGTGATCTCAGCCCACAGCTCGCTGGCCGACGGAGCCTGGATGTCCGCAGCCTTCAAGTACCGAGCATCAACGATGCTCAGCGCCTTCGCGCCAGATCCCGCCGAATCAGTGGCCTGTTCCAGCGTGATGATCGGGCCAACTCCAGCCGATCCAGGAGCTGCCAGCACGACAACCACCGACAAGGCTTCCGTGGCAGCCATGTCAGCCCAGACGCCGTTCCGCGCCTGATTGTCGAAGTCGATTGGCAGAATGGCTTGAACCACGCTGCCGCCAATTACCAAATCATGAGGGTCGTGTGCCATCTCTCTATCTCAAAAATTGTGAAGTTGGTTTTCCGTTCAGTTCAGACCCAAGCCGAATTAGGCTCGGGTTTCCAGCGTGATGAAAGCGCTTTGAGTGTCGTTCACCGCATGTCCCTTGTAGGGGATGATCGGCGAATCGTCGCAAGGACGGCCATCGAGACGCATGGTGAACTTGTAGGCCACCTGATCCCGCAGCCACTCAACGCTCGTGTCGTTGTCCTCGGTGACGCCACCCTTGCTGATCGAAAGGTACTTGCCCAGGTCAACCAAGCAGATGTCGCCTTCGGTGCCCAGCGTCTCACAGAACTCCGTTGGAATCACAGGCAGGCCAAGCAGCGTGCCATACGGAGCCGCCGACAAGCCGTTGGATGGATGGTAAGCCAAGACACTGGCTTCACCTGTCCCGAGCTGCATGGTGTGCAACTGGGTTTCGATGTTCTGGTTGGTGAACCAAACGTACTCCTTCGTGCGGTTGGCCACACGTCGGCGGTACATCTCAAGGATGTTCTTGCCGGTCAAGGTCGCAGCGGCTTGACCGCCTTCCTTGGAGACAGTCACACGGGCGGGGCTCTTCAGGAAGCCGGTCGGCTTGCCAATGCCATCGCCACGGAACACGGCGTCACCCGTCGCGAAGTCAAGCTCCTCGCGGACCTTGTTCGAAACGTATTCGACCAAAGCGTAGCTGGAGTCATCCAGCAGCTCTTCGGTGACGTAGACGACAACCGCAAGTTTGTTCAACTTGAGTTCGACGCTATCGACGCCGGGTCGGCTCGATTCGAGCAACTGCTCTTCACCCTTCCAGAAAGCCCGGAGACCACCAGCACGCTTGCCGTCGCGTCGGTCTTCATCTTTGCTCTTGGGGAACGTCATCCGGTTGCCGGTCACCGTGTAGTTGTCGGTGCGGCCCCAAATGTCGTTGGTGTAGTCTCGCTGCATCAGCGTCGAGCTGAATTCGGGAAGCACCAGCGAGCCAGCGGAATCGGCTTCGAAGGTGTTCAAACCAATGGCCTTCACTTGGCTCTTCAGAGCACCCAGCAAGGACTTCTTGGAAGCATCGTATCGCTCGGTGAACCGACGAGCAGCTTCGCTGTTTGGGTTGTTACCAACCGCAGCGATCCCGGAAAGGAACTCACCGAAGTTCGCGCGAGCCGAAGAGTAGCTCTTGAACTTCGAATCGTAGCCGCCTTCAACCAGATCACTCATACGGAGCAACGCGCTGCCGCGTCGTTCCGAATCGCGTCGAGATCGACGGACGTTCGAAGGATCGACATGAATCGTCTCGCCACCTTCGAAGTAGCTGAGCGAGCTGTACGACTTTGGCTGTCGAGTGAGGTGAGTGTTTTCGAGACTCTCCAGTCGCTCCACGAGCTTCTCGAATCGTTCCGCTACAGGTACTTGGCTCATCTGTCAAACGTCCTTGTCTTAGAAGACTTTCCTTAAAGGCCCAACGTGTTGGTTTCTGAAAATTCGTCGCGAGCAAGTCCACTCGCAACAGGCTCATTCACTGGCTGGAGTAACTTTCTCCAACCAGTCCATCGCAACGCTCAGCTTCTTGGCCACAGCGTCACGTTCAGCAACAGCGGCGTTCCGCTGAGCAACGACAGCGTCGTAGTCCGACTTGCTGATCTGGCTGAAAGACTCGCTCATCGCGCTCTTTCGAATCGCAGACAAACCGGTGGACATCGAGCTGAGTGATTTGCGGACTGGCTCAGGCACGTCCTTGCGCTGCGAGAACCGGCGGAGCTGCCCCTCATAGCCAAGCACCTGGAAACCTTCGACTTGGTTCTCACGGCTCGACAAGAAGCTCTTCAGCTTCCCGAAGATCAGCTTCTCCTCGTCTTGCTCTTCCTGGGCCGGTTGGGCGAAACTCGTCCCGTAAGCCGACTGGTGCAGACCATCAACCGCCGACTGGATCGCGCGGGCCTGGGTCATGATTTCACCCATGCCGCCCTTCACGTCCGGATTCTCAACCGGCTTCATGGCGCCTTCGGCGTTGTCAAGCAGGTAGGTCAGCGCTTCGTAGAGCTGAGAAAGAATGTTCGATCCCAGCGGCTGCTCGCCACCAAAATCCATCACTGGCTTGGCCGGGGCGGCGGGAGCCGCAGGAGCTGCCGCCGGTGCCGGTGTTTGTTTCGCTTTCTGATCGGGAGGCACTGGCGCCCCAGGTGCCGGAGGAACAGCGGGAGCTGCCGGGACTGCTGGCTTCTTGGGCGGAACTCCCTCGACTGCCTCGCCTTCGACCTCCTCGCCCTCTACAGGAGCGGCTGGCTTCTTCTTGGGAGGAACCTTCTTCTCGGGAACCTCCTGGTCGCTTTCCTTTTCAGGGCCAGCGCCGTGATGGAATTCATCTTCGCTCTCTTCGTCCTCAACGTCCTCGCCATTGTCCTTCTGGACTTTGGCGTACATCGACTTGAGCTGACGGCACGTCCGGGCGTCGTAGAGACCCATCTTGTTGGAGACGATGTCTCGCAGCTCTTCCTTCGAGAGAGACCGAATCTGGTTGGTGGTCAATGCCTTCCGTGCCATTACAGAATCCTTGAGTGTTAGGGAGGAACCAGTCCTCGTCATTGCTAGGAGACTTTTCCTGATTGGCTCCAGCAGCTTTTCGTTGCCAATCGAATCTCGTCTTAGAACAGCAGCCGCGAGGTCCGCTTGCAACGTCGCAGCGCGGATCATCGGATCAGAGAAGACCGGGTTGAGTTTCGAGCCAAACCGCTTGGCCTTCCGGAGTGCTTCCGGGTTGACCCCAATCTTGCACCACGACCACTCGATCAGGTCGCTCTTCTCGGTCACCTGATACTTCTGGCCGTCGCTGTCTCGGTAAACAGCCAGACCGCCCGGAAGCGGCTGAACGTGGATCGATACGGCGCGAAGCACGCCCAGGTCGATCAAGCCGAAATACTGGTAGACGATCGGGAACACGGAGCCCACTTTCTTGAAGTGAGCTGTGCCTTCCATGACGAGATCGCCGTCGAGCCAGACCGTGTAGTTGCCCTGCTCATCCTCGGCATACGCCAGCGGATGATCGAACGTGATGTTCTCCCCGTGCTCGTACAGAACCACGGGGTTGTTCATGTAATGATCTTGTCGCACCCCGGACGCTAGGATCACCTCTCGCTGGTGATCGACAATGTCCGTGCAGATGGTTGCCGTGGCGCTCATGGCGCCACGATCAACAGCCGGTTCCTCAACCAGACTCAAGGATTTCCGTCGCGATGTCGCGCTGGACGCGGTCCTTGTCAGACCCTGAACCAAGTGGCTCAATCGCATCGGTTACTCTTCCTTGTTTTCGCTCCGCTCGGCTTCCCAGCTCTTCCTGATTCGCTTCGCGCTTGATTGCGTGATGTTGATCCGTTGGCAAATCAGCGAGATCGGCAAGCCCTGATCCAAGAGCTTTCTGACCCGATCTCTGACTTCCTGTGGGGTATGACGCTTCTGTGCTGACACCCTTGATTCACTCCCAGACGTGGACAAATCCATTCCGCCGCTGAGCGTGAACGCCATTTCGGCCACTTTCAACCGACTGGGCTATCTGCGCGATGCTGCGAGACCAGCGAGCCCCATGGGCGATGTCCAATCAACCGACGAAAGAACGCGGTGATGACCCAGGTAGCACCGGCAATTCGGATGCGCCGGTGGACCTCCAGGGAACTGCCTGGACCAGATGGACTGATGCGTGTTGGCGAGACTCAGACACGTATCGCACCAGTTGGATAGAGGATCGAGCTTCCAGTAGGTCTCGACCACGATCTGATGACGATTGGCCAAATACTCCCTGGTTCCCAGCTCGACTTTCGACGCCACGCCGCTCAGATCCGTGATCACATCGCGTCGAATCTCCCACTCGGGAACCACCTCCTGCGCGAGCCGACTGGCCGGGTCGATCTGCCAGCTCGCATGTCGATCGGCCATCTTCCTGGCCATGTTTGACAGGACAGAGTCGTTGACCAAACGGAGGCGGCGGTAGAACTCAGAGCGATCACCCTGCCAGCCCACCTCGTCGAGAAACAGGTTGAGCTGTTTCGTCGTGATCTGATTGACCAGACCGGGAACCCCTGACTGTTTGATCTTCTGCTCGAAGAGCTTCATCGACGGCGGCGCATTGAACCACCACGGGATCGCTTGGGATCTCCACAGGAGAAGCAGCAAAAGAATCAGCTTCTCTTCGTTGTCCAGCCGTTGATCGATGTCAGCCATGTCGCCCGTTATCGATCACGATTCGGCGATGATCAACCGAATCCGCTCGTCCAAGACCGACTTGTACACCTTCATCGCCATGAGCTGCTCTTCCAGCAGCGACTGATGTGATTCATGGAGATCGCCATAGCGACTGTCTGAGCTGATGTATGCCGAGAGTTTTTTGATCTTCTCGACCAGATCCTGGTGTTCTCCCACGACCCGCTTGGCCCATGGCGCCAACTCGACACCGTCGAAATCAAATTCAAATAGGGGATCAAACAAGCAGACACCTCGTTAGCGCAGAGCCAAACACCACATCGCAGATCGCTTGGCAGGTCGCCTCGATCGATCCAGAGTTGTCGATCAGCAGGTCGGGCACCACCTTGTCCGACTCACTGATGTGGTCGTCGTTGCGGTGCATCCCGCGACCAGTCAGCTCGAACACGATCCCGCCCATGTCCCGGATCTCGTCGGCCTCGTCGGCGAACCGGATGTCGTCGCAGACAACCAGATCGGCACCCGACTTCAAAACCTCGTGACGCCACAGGTTGAGCCAAATCCTTGGACCGATGAGCTGCCTGCCCCACTCGGTCCCCAGGGTCTGCATGGCGTACCGGCCATTGCGGCCACAGAGCATCGGAAGCGGCGCGTCCTTCTCGGCTGTCGTGCCGTAGAGATTCTCCTGCGGAACACCGGCGGCGCGGAGCATCTTCTTCAGCGGAGAAGCCAGCGAGATCACCTCGCAGTTCTCCTGCGTAGCGGCAAGTCGCTTCGCGATCGAACTCTTGCCAGAGCCAATGGGTCCACGGATTCCAATCACGATCGGCGGTGAGTCCTTCCGTGTTTCGAAGGGACCGTGGTGTTGACCTCGCTGGTACATGATCCACAGCCCCAGCCACTCGGCCATCGCCTTTTCGGCCAGAGCGCCGCGTGAGTTCTCCCAGCCCTCCAGCAGATAGATCCCGTCGCACCTCTTTAGCGCCGCGATGTCGCGGTCGATCGCGGCATGGAGATCAAATCCGTTGGGAATGAAGCTCCAGTCGTGGTCTGCTGGCAATCCAGCGGGATCAAAACCACTCTCTCGATCGAGATCCGCCGGTGAGATCACGCTGCACCCGAGAGCCTCAAGATAGTCCCTTGCCTTGTCGAAGGCTGGAAAATTGAAGAACGGGCGACCACGCATTGGACCCGCTACATAGAAAGTCATTCTTTCCTGAAAAGCTGCCGTCATTGTGACCTCGTGTCGTTGGAGAAGACCAACAAAACGTATCACCGAACAGCCCTAATTCAAGAACCAAACCGTCCACCCACGCCCCGCGTCCCACCGGAACGTCATCAGGTAGTGGAACTCAGGATACATCCTCTCGGTGTTGCGGATCATCCGCTTCTTCCATGCCTTCTTGGTCTTCCTTGGCATCTTGATCGACGATGGGAGCACCTTCTTCATCCGCTCCATCCTTGCGTGATGCGTCGTCATTAGATCTTCCTTTTCGGATCTCATTCTCAATTCGCTCCCTGTCACTCGCCAGCACCGAATAGTCCAGGCAGTCGTAGCAGGTGTCCCATCCACTGTCGTCAAAGAAGATCCGGCAACCGCACAGCGGACATGCTCCGGTGTCCCCGGCTGGTGGACCACACTCCACGATCACGAGCGATCCTCGAAACTTTGCCAGTGCCCGAAGGCCTGAATCGCTAAGCCTGTCGTTCATAGTCTACGACGTTCCCTGATTCCACCATGTCGGCAACGCTTCGCATCGCTTCGATTACCTCGCTTTGCGGCATTGTCGATGCGTACTGGACAAACCCGTTTTCAAGCCGGTAGACCAGCAGATAGCCAAGAGTGTCTGGCGTCTTGTAGCTATCGATCACACGCATCAGCGGATCGAGATACTCTTTCAAGTCCTGCTGCTTCATGTCTTTCATGTTCTTCATCGTTAAAGACTCCCTTTCGCTCATCGCTCACCAACCACATTGATCCAACGGATTCGCCTGTTGAATCCATCACGAACTGCTTGTGGCACACCGTCCACCGCGAACGACTTATGAAAACCCGGAAACTCGTGCTCGCAAACTTCAAAACAACGGTCAGCCAGACTGGCAATGTGACCACACTCTGGACACTTCATTTCCAGTTGGGACAAGTTCACCTCGCTTTCAAACTCCCAGCTTCTCACTTCCTGCGATGGACTCAGTTCCGTCGCCATATCGTTTTCAAAGCGAACAAGGACAACCTTTGCCATTTCAGCCGACCTCACCTTTATCCGCTAGTTCGTCAAAATACTCAACGAGATCGATTTCCAGCCAGAGCTTCATGATCTCTTCCAGCCTATCGGCAGCCTCCCTGGCGAAAGTTTCGATCGGATACTCCCCAGGAGCGCCCACGTCATGTGTGAGGCAACTGCGAAGATCCTTGATGATCTTACTGGTCGGCTTCACTTTACTTTCCATTGTTCCACCCTTCACGATACGCCGTCCACCGATCAGTCAGTGGCACATAGGGATTCGACTCAATTGGCCACCCAGACATCTTGGCGCTGACCCCGTCACGGTAAGCCAACTGGACCATGTCGGTGCGATGCTCCTTCGTTGACTTCTTTTGCTTGAGGTACTTGCTGACCATCCAGGCAATGCCACCAGCAAGCACGATCCAGAACACGACTTCCATTTTGCTACCTCGATTTCGACCTGTGCCACGCAGCCACTACGTGGTACCAAATCCCTCGTTCATCCTCGCCTGTTTCGACTGCCCGCAGGTACCGCTCAAACGTGTCGGCGAACTCAATCAGCCTCTCGACCCACGCATCGTGTTCGGCGTTGACTTCGCGGACGTGGACAATGCTCTCTTTGCGACTGCTATAGATAGCTGGCTTATCTAGGAACGTGTCGATCCACCACTCACGCTGACTCATTGCGGCCTCGCTTCCATGTGTTCTCGAATGTCATGACGCAGAAGTCTGCATTTGTCTGCGCACAACTCAATCAGCCTCTCCACCCAGGCATCGTGTGCGGCGTTGACTTCGCGGAGATGGATTTCGTCACTAACTATCTGGTTTGTCGGGTCAACGTGATAGCACCCCTCACGCATCGACCATCGCAGTGTGTACTCCCTCGGCTCACTCATTGCGGCCTCGCTTCCATGTGCTCGCACATATCATTGATCAAAACAGCCTCAGACTTTGTATGGCTTCCTGTGTACCCGACGATTGCTTCGCACAACTCAATCAGCTTCGCCGTCCATTCGTCGTGCTCGTCGTTGACTTCACGGACACGCACCATATCGACAGCATCGCCGCAATCGCTGGTGTCGTCGATCTCAATGACGGCACCACACTGAAGGTCTAGCCAGAACTCACGCGGCTTACCCGGTGGCTCGTCGGTTCGCTTCAGCGACTGCTGGATTGCGTGTGATGCAATCGCTTCCTGATGCTCGGCAAAGCAATCGCCGTAGATGGCTGCCCCGATGCACCTATCTACTTCCTTCATATCCTCTGGCAGGTCATCCCAGTCGATCAGCCAGCTAGGCTTTGGATTAGGGTGTCTCTTAGCCCAATCAACCCACACCTGACGCACTCGCTTACCAAGTCTCTCACGAAGATCGGATTCGTGACTCACCGCAGGGCTTGTCGGCTCCGGCGTTTCGATGCGGCGACGGTACTGATTGAAATCAAGCTCGCACGGCTCTATAGGTCCGTTGCATGTCCCTGACTTCCACTCTTTGTCGCACCTATCTTTGAACTCGTATCCGCCAATGTGCCTCATCTCACCAGCCTTCATCGACTCCCACCCCTCACCAACTCCGTCGGGGTCGTTGCTTGCTTTCCCGTCCACACACTCGTTAAATCCCAGTTCGGTCATTGCATCGAAATCCGCTTTCATTTGCCGTACTTGCTCGTCCCAATTACGTGCGGCTTCGATAAGTTTTGCAATGTCGTCCAATATCTGCCGACACGCATGCTTTTTGAGCCAGTCGTGCCCCTCTAACCGTTCAATGCTAGCCGCCAAACTCGTGTCCGGCCCTGGCTCCGGTCCCACGTAAGCAGCGGGCTTTGTAATCGGCATCCAGACATGCTTGTTGATCGCGGCAAGTCCCCAGAACAGTTTGTACACCTGTCCTTTACTTGAAACCCACACATTGCGATCACTATCCGAGTCAGCATCTGTCGGCAATCTGTCATCGGGACTCATCCACTCACTCATACTGATCATCTCCTTCGTAACCAAGTTCTCGTAGCGTTTGCTCGTTTTGTTCCATAAGGGCCAGCGCTTTCGCGGCCTCCAGCACGGATGTCAAGTCACGAGCCAGCGGATCGCTGTCGCCACCCGCAAACGTGCTCTGACGCATCCACTGCTCGACATGCTGGATGCACTGCATCAGTGGCACCTTGTCGGATTTCTTCAGGCCACTTATCACCGCCTCGATTCCTCATCTGTTCGGTCGAAACAAAACAACCAGCGTGACCACCGCGTTCCACGCCAGCAAAATCCAGACCATCGCTTCGGCGCTGATCACTCGTCGTCATCCTCTTCGTCATCCGTCTGGCAGCAGTCGTGCTGATGAAGGCACGGCCACTCTGGCCGGTTGGCGATCGAATCCTCCCAGTCGCTAAGCGTCCGCGACCACATCCTCAGCGTGATCCACTGGATCAGGCTTCCCACAAACAAACCGCCCGCGAACCCGCCGATGAAATCTTGCCAATCGATCATAGAACCTCCTCCTTAAATCCAATCAACTCTGCCACCTTCCGGAGCGTCTCGTAGTCCTGGCAGTTCGAAACCTTCGTTGCGATCCGGTGTCGATTCTGAATGAAAGCCAAGCGATCAATCTCTTCTTCGGAGAACGCATACTGTGACATTCTGTTCTCCTTCCTAACCGCCTCGCTCTTGGGGATCTTCTTGCCGAAACGAGGAACCCAGCTTCGCGATGTCTCGCCAACGATCTGGAGCTTCACCCAGTGCTCACGCCAGATAGGAGAACCAAACGGCCTGCCATTCGCATCGCGCGGATAGATACGACGGTTCTGGTCGAAGTACCAAATGTCTGGGTACTTCTTCTCTTGCTCAGCCTGATCGCTCATTGCTCGGCCACATTCCTCGGTCTGCGGTAACGATGTCTAGCCAGCATCTCGCTCGTGACCGGCTCGCCAATCGTGAAGCTACATGGCTGCCAGCGGTGCGCCCGTCGCAGCAGCTCCAGATCCAAAAGCTCATCCCCAGGCTCGACGATGTCGCCTTCCTTCAGGTCGCAGCTCGTGTCCCGCGTGCGAGGAGGATCTTCGAAACCAGAGAGTACCCTCGCGTCGAAGTCGTCGATGATCCCCAGGACCGCGTTGATCACGTCACGCCCCACGCCCATCCCGGACAACTGGTAATACTGGTTGAGAACCGCGTCTCGGATCATGTGAATCGAATCGCCCAGCAGCTCGATCCTGTCCGCAGCTTCATCGAGCGCCGCGTTGATCACACCATCAAAACTCTCGATATTCTGTGCTGTCACTCGGAGCGTAACCACTAAATACTCGTCTGGCGTTCTCATCGACTTATGTCATCAATAGTAGGAAACGAAACAAACCCGACACACATCGCTGGATCAGAACGAAAGTCATCCCAGCAGATCCACTTTGCCTGAATCCTGGCCTCAAGCCGCTCCTCGTCGGTGAGCCGCAGCCGACAACCCTGGTTCGCGCACAGGTGCGACGAATCACAGAACGTCTTGCTCTTGTACAAAGGCACAACACCGCCACGCAGCGCGATCTCCATCGAGATCTTCGCCACTCGCCCCTCCAGCGCGTTCACGTAGCCCTCCATGAACTTGATCTGGAGAACAATCAGGTTCGCATCATCGAGAGGGACTCGCTCGTCATCCGAGCCCGACACTCTTGCAAGCCACTTCTTCAGATCAATGATCCGCTGCTCAATCTGCTGCTTTTCTTCAAGCAGCCGCTGCTTAAAGTCTTCCAGGTAGTCACTCGACATCTTTACCTGCCCTTTCCCACTCTCCCTGGTAAATCCTGATTGCTGCTTCAGCCTCGCCCATGCTGATAAACTTCGGGACAATCTCGTAGACGCCCTTGGCGAACTCCGCTGGTGTCCCGTGAAGCATCATCATCTCCTTCTGCTTGCCAGTTAGCGCGAGCATCCTGGCGACCGAGTCCACCGAGCCCTCGACTCCATCTTCTGGACCCAGGGCCTTCTCAATCTTTTCTGCCACGCAGGTGTTTCGTTGATCCAGCTCGTCCGCGATCTCTCGAAGCTGATGGGCCGTCAGAAACCCGCTTCTCCGTGGAAAGAACACCCAGGAACAATCCTCGATACAGACCAACGAGCCATCTGACTTCCAATTCACGTCACTCATGCGATGAACTCCACTAAAGGGCCAGACGGGACTCGAACCCGCAAATCCATGCGCCCACAGTGGCGCACTTGGTACCGTTCCGCGTTTCGACTATCGCTGTGTACTGTCGGACACTGGCCCGCGTGCGCGTCACGCTTTCACCCATACCATCTTTGGTCGAGCATGACTGACCACCCGAGACGATCCGCTGTATCCAACAGGCCGAATGATTCCATCTCTGCTCATTTTCATCATCACAGCACCGAAGCATCGTTTTTCGCGAACGTCTTCCAGCGACGGGAACCGCAATAAAACGTCGTCCGTGGTGAATGGCTTGCCCTCAGCCGCGACAATCTCGGCGCATCGCCGAAACAAGATCGTGGCGGACTCATTCCCTTCTTCCACTCCTGAGAGCGAATACTCCCGAGCCAGCCTAGCGCGGTCGAAGTCAAAAACAATTTGCCTATCGTGCATAACACCCCCGTTTCTTCAGGCAAGAACGCCAGCGAGACACGTTGCGGGTGCCCACGCTGATCGACTTCCAAATCCTATAAACATCATCTCAAAAAACAAGCGCCGCCCAGAATAATCCAGACGGCGCTCGATCTGCGTCCACTCTTGGCGGATCAGTCTGCGATCAATTATGCAAACGAAAGGTTCGTCTTCTTCACCCGTCGATCTCGACCAATGTCGGTGAAGATCGTGTCGAGCGCATCAAAGCGAACGATGTCCGACTTCTTGTCGCCAGCAGACAGCAGCGTGTCCGCGCCAGCGTCACCGGTGATGTCGTCCTCGCCACCTCGGCCATCGATCACGTCGTTCCCATTGCCGCCCTTGAGCACATCGCGACCATCACCACCAAGAAGAACATCGTTCCCCCCCTGGCCATAGAACACGCCAGCGATACTGGTGTTGTTGGTGAAGGTGTCGTTGCCGTTTCCACCCAGCCCAGCGATCGCTGTGATGTCGCGAGCGTCATAGGTCGAGATCTGCCCGTTGTAGTTCAGCGTCAGCGTGTTGCCGTCCTGGTCGATCTGGATGTTGCCAGTTCCCAGGTTCAGCACGTACAGCGTCTTGCCAATGACAATCGGGCCACCAGCCTGGGTCGCTGCATCGAACAGAACCACGCTCGAATCGCTTCGATCAGTGGTCACGAAGTCAGACACCAGAGCACCAGGATTATTCAGCGGATCTGTCGGCAGACCGGCGCCACTACGCGCGATAATGAAGTCGTCGCCCCTGCCACCGCTGACGACGTTTCGCCCGCCCACGATGTCGTAGATCGAGTCATCGCCATTGCCGCCGTCCAGCGTGTCCTGGATGCCCCAGCCGCCCCACAGCGTGTCGTTGCCGTTGCCGCCCAGCAGGACATCCAAGCTGCCGCGTCCAACCGGATTGTAGTTCTCGTCGGTGACGAAATTCGTGAGGATGTCATCCCCATTGCCTCCATCCAACACATCCGAGCCACCACCGCCCTGGATCGTGTCATCTCCGTTTCCGCCTGCGATCAGCGAAGAAATCAGGAAGTCCGCATCGTCGTAAGTGTTCACGGCGATGTCATCATTCCCGTTCCCGCCAACAATCAGCAGCGACTTGACCCCGGCATACACCTGGGAATCGCCGCCATTGACCACCACGCTCACGGTATTCGTGCCTTTGATCTGATCGACCTGGATCACGTCGTCTCCATTGGTCCCACAGATCGATAACTGACTACCAGCCAACTGCACCACGTCACCGGCGAACATCTGCCGATCTTCCAGCTTTTGAATTCCAATCTTCCGATTCATTTTTAGATCCATCACAAGAGTAACCACCACCCCACCACGGGAAGAGCGAGCAAGGCGAGTCGAACGCCTCTGTCACGGGATTGAAAGCCCGTCGCTGGACCACCCAGCTATTGCTCGCGGTTGCCGGGATTTATGGCCCCGGCTGGCCATTATTCGGGCTGAGCAAACGCTTCACCCAACAATTCACGATTCAGCTTCGTCGATCCAAAGTGAAGACGCCCCTGAATGAGCCACTCCGAAACCTGAGCCCGGTCGGCAGCGCCCCACAGCATCCTGCAAATCTTCTCTCGAATCCGCTCCCAGTCTGGTTCGGTTTTCGCGAACCCTTCGACCTCTCGGTATGGCACCCCACGGATCGCCGCGTAGGCCAACTGAGTCGATCGGCTCTCTTGTCGAACACGCAACACCCGGTGATTCCGAAGCAGCGAGATCGATCCGTCGTACTGGCCAGCGACCACAGGGTCCATCTCACAGACTCGTTTCTTCTGACGCTCGGCCTTTGACCTACGAGCCAGCTTCAGCAGCCTCTCGGCCTTCCTGATCTCTTTGGCTTCGTTCGCAAGGCTCTTCAGGTTCACCTTGAGAAACATTCGACAACGCTTTTGCTCGACATTCATTTTCATTCATCCCACGTAAAAGACTAAGAAGCAATCAACAAGATGGCGGGACGAACGAGGCGGCGGTCTACATTCACAACATCCGGGCAACTCCTTGGTAAGTGACACCACAAGCAGACACCCGGATTAGATCAAACGCAAACCTCAGCTCAACCCTTCTCTCGCTCACTTAACATCGCGTCAGCGACCAAATAGCACATCGCAGCCAGATCCCTGTACCGCCAATCTTCAAGAGAGATCTTCGCCGTCAAACCGGCCAGCGCCTGGCCAGCGAAGTAATCCCTCTTCGTCAAGCCGTATGAAATGTATGCCGCCTGACGAATCGGAAACGCAGCTTCTTCAACATCCATCACCATCCTCCTCATCCCACTCGGGGCACGTTTCAAACAGGTAAGACACGATCGCCGTACAGACCAAAAGAAAACCAAGCAGCAGCAGTCCCTTGCCGATCATCCTTTCCTCACATGCTCCGACCGCTTTGGGTCGTACGGTATTTTGTTGTTGCACTTTCCATCGGCCTCGCGGAACGTCGCCGCGCTGGCAACTCGCCAGCCGAGATCGTCCCGCCTCAAAAACCGAAGACACGTCTCCCTCTCCGGACAGCCGGTGTCGTGGCACCGGCAGATGTCATACAGCAGATTCGGTATCACTCAGCAATTCCTTTCGCTTCTGTTCCAGTCGATAACGGATCTGGCTGACCTTCACCTTATCCCTGGCGTACTCCTGGTTCTCAAAGATGTCGTTCTCCAGGTCGATCTCAACACCATCAAGATCCTTGAGCGAATCGGCGCGGACCACCCTCATCAGCATCCACTTGTGATCACTGATGAGGGGGTCCAGCCGAGTCGAATCATCAAGCGCCATTAAACCCGACGAATCGCCTCAGTCGCCGCCACCGCTGCATCACAAAGACGCAGCTTGTTCGCTCCACGGAGATTCTTTGCCTGCTCACCAGCCTTGGCCTTCTCCCACGCTGCAAACAGCAATCGCAGGTGATGCTCCGTGCTCACTGTCCCGCGCTTCGCTGCGGTCTCCTGACGCTGTTTCAGCAGCGTCTCTCGAACCCTGGCGAAAGGATGGAACGTGCTCACGTCCAGCTTGCCAGCCAAAACGCCCATGCACTCGTCAAGGATCTCCGTCTGTCCCTCAAAGCCAGCCAGCCAGTGCCAGACACCGAGCGCCGTGTGAGACACGCCGCCGTCCCTGACCTTCTGAGCAAAGTAAGCCGACTCCACGAGCCCAGGAAACTTCTTGGCGATCTCCACGACCACCGAATCGGTTGCTCGATCCGTGCCGCCGTAGATGTCCCCTTCTCGTACCCGATAGGCCAGCCGAATGACTGCCGAGACCAGATTCGCCGACACATACCCCAGGCTCGTCAGATGCTCGAACGTGCTGCGACGGCCACCCGTATCCTTTGCAGCGCTCTTGCGAACATCCGGAGAAAGCCCACGGACGACCAGCACCCAAATCCCAACCTCCGACTTCACGACAGCGCTCAGCCTGTGCTGACCATCCGTTAGCACACCATCAGTATCGAACCCGATCGTGTCGCCAAGGAAATCGAAGTGACCCTTGATCAAGTCGTTCACCATCATGGCGACCGGCTTCTTCCTGATCTTGCGATAGTTCCCCGTGTTGCGCAGCAGGTACTTCTCCGCGACCTCTGGAGTGATGTACTCCAGTGTCACTGAAAGATCGTGCGCCCAAGACGGGACCACATTGCCAGACCCCGCTACCGACAGAGGCAGGGGGACAGAAACAGCGGTCTCCCGCTCAATAACAGCACTCATAAAACCACTCCCGTAGAAAACAAAAGCCAGTTGCGGTGGCTCTGGTAACGATCAAAACCCAGGCTCGCCCTCTTGGTACTCAAGATCCGGAGAGCCGACCCCTTCGTTCAGCCAGTGGAGAATCAACTCCACAGCCAGCTTCACCAAGAAGTCAATCAGAAACACGTAGATCGGATTCGAGAACTCCTCCCGAATCGCCTCCTCCATTCCCTCGATCGCGACCGTCGAGCCAAATCCCATGTACCGTTCGCGAGCCACACTCCTGACTCGCTTACGCATCCGCTTCGTCACCAAGAATCTCATCGCCGTTCCTCCGTTTCGAAGATCATCCCACAGAGGAACGACGAATCAATAGCAGCATCCGAAGCCCTACACTCCGTAGAGCGAAACCGAAGAGCCAGCTCCCTTGGCCATAACCTGCTCGGCGCTCATCAGCTTGACCTCTTCGCGGAACGCCCTTGCCTTGCACTCAGCCGACGCAGCCTGACCAGCAAGACGCTCCCGAACAATCCGAACCGAGTCCTTGATCATCGCTGGCATCTCATCCAGCTCGGCGCCCCATCGTGCGATCGGGTGATACGTCTTGTTCCAGCTACTGCCGGGAACCGACGTGATCCCAACGACGACCGGGTCTTTGACCGACTGGTCGGTCTTGTCCCAGATCTCGATCTTCTCGAACATCCCGGACGCAACCGCTTCCTGTATCCGCCGAAGCACCCGAAGCGGCACCGGACACCGCTTGTAGTCCTCCAGCTTGATCTTCTGCGGGCACAGCACCTCGAAGACAAAACGCTCGTCAGCCGTCATCTCACGGAAGTTCTGACGCTTGCGCTCGCCCTCGATCTCCTTGACCATCGAGAGCTGTCCCTCCATCCCGATCTTCTCCAGCAGCTCGATCGCTGCCTCCTGATCCTCTCCCTCTTCGCCGTGGATCTCTTCGCACTCGAATAGGTCGAGTGCAATCTTGCCTTCTTTGACGATTGCCATCTTCTCATCTCCCGTTTGAAACACGCACAACCAACACCAAAAGTTCCACCGTCTGGAATTGAACCAGCCGCAAGGGGGCATGAACCCCGAGCTCGAACCCGTCAGTGGAAACCATGTCGCCAACTCCCAAGACTAAAAGCTGGCGACAAGACCCACTCCGGGAAAGCGGGCTTCCCCGGAGTCACCACAAGCCATCTCGTTACGCGATCGCCAGAGCCGCCTCGAAGACGTTCTGAGCACGATCAGCACCAACCCCGAACAGATTGCTCTTGATTCGGTTTTCGATTCGAGCCTCATCGTCGGCACCAGTCGATGCAATGTCGTGCTGTAGCACGCCAGTCATCGCATTGAACGCCAACCATGCCGACTCGCCTCCAGCCAGCTCCTTCTCAGCGTCGTACCGCTTCAGGAAGTCAGCCGCAGCCCTCTTCATCTTTCGCTCACGTCGCTCAGCCAGCTTCTGGACATCCTTATCGCTGCTACCCAGCTCTTCCTTGGTCGGGATCGCCCAGCCGAGCTGAGTGTACTGACCAGCGAAGAACTCCAGCGCCTTGTCGCGGCTGATCTTCTGCTCTTGCAGTCGATTGAACAGCGACTTGTTGATCGACAGGATCTCACCGTAGTGGCGAATCGCGTTACGCGCTTCAGCCAGCTTGCTCATCAGGTCGCCGCTGTGACGCAGCGCCAGTGCCGCCGACTCAACCCGAGTCGATCCATCTTCAACACGAGGCACCACCATGTGGAACGTGTTGGAGCAAACCACTCGAACCGTGGTAGGAGTCACTCGAATCGCGCTGCTCCCGTCGTGTGCGTTGCTGACCATCACGTAACTGAAAACCTCATCACCACTCCCAACCTCGAAGCTCTCGCCACGAGCCAGGAACCAAATCCGCTTGCCGTTCTGGATCGTTCCAGCGGTCTCGATCACCACCTTGCCGGTCTGAGCCAGCGCGTCGGTGAACTCCGCAAGCTCACGGTTCTGGCAGGTCTGGTATCCAGATCCCACCACGCCCAGCAGGTCGAACGCCTCAATCCCGTCGTGATTGCTCACCATCACGTTGGCCTTGTGGGAATCGACATCCAGCCGGTTGGCCAAGAATCGATTCAATGCGTTTCGTGCCTCGCCAACAGACCCCAGGTTGAGCGCCTTCTCCAGTTCGTTCAGCGCCAAGATGGCGTTGTGGTTGTGGGCTGCCAGACCCCATCCGTGAATCGGATCAAAGAAGCCGAACTGCTCGCCAGCCTCCACGGCGCTCAGGTCGCCATCGATCACGCTCCCAAGACCGTGCCATGCTCGCTTGCTGCGAAGAACCAATCGGCTTGCGTCGGACGAAGATAGTTCATGTGCCATTTGCAGATACTCCCGTTTGAGAAACTTAGAATTGTCCGGGAGAGGGTTGCGACCTCTCCCCTTAATCACAGGCTCAATCAAAATCAGCACAGGGCGCTGATTCTCAAAATTATTCCTGCCAAGCTCTGATGCTCATTCTTGGCCGACTTGCTCGTTTTGCAAGTCCTAAAATTCTTACGCGACCGGAATATACCGGCCAGAATCAACCAGCTTCTTCCACAGCAATCTAGCGAAGTCCACAGGCATCACATTGCCTGGGTCGTGCTCCGAATACTCCGGATGATGATACGTCCGAGCGACGAACACATTTCCGTCCCGTGGCTCGAACTCGTAGCCAGTGTGCTGCGCTTCGTCTTCGTTCTCAAGGAAACGCAAGTGAAACGATTTGGCCATTTCTGATCTCCCATTTGTGTTGCGTGTCGGGCGGCTTTGCTCACCGCCCCACTTAACTAGGCCCAACGCCCGATCTTTCAGGGCGCGCTATTTTCGAATTTATCGGATCGCATCCACTTCGATCGCATCGGCGTACAGCTTGGCGATCTCGTGCGCGATCGCTCCGGCGTTTTCCGGCAGCAACTTCTTCCTGGTCTCATGCGTCCCGTATGGAGACTCGAACCGAACCGAGTATTCACCCGAATCGAAGAAGTAGACCACCACGTCCATCATGTCCCCAGCGTAAGTCGCGATCGTCTCGCAACCTTCCATCCGGATCGCCCACTCCTTGCCGCTGAATGGGGCAAGCCGATCCTTGCCCAACATCCCCAAGTAGCGAGGCTCGAAGAACCGTCGCATCTCCAACATGCAGGCATGAACCGGATCAACTGATCGAGACACTGAATTTGACATATCGTTTCCCGTTTTTGCGTGTTGCTCCGGGCGACACAACTGCCGCCCCGTAGATACTGGCCCCGTCCGGTCGCCTTCAGGGCGCGCTAACCAGAAAGATTTTCCAGGGCCATCATGGCTCCGCCCTTATCGATCCCATAGCTGACCGTCATTGCGGTCCAGCTCGCCACCGCAGACTCCAGCGACGTGGGCACGTTCATCCGCCACAGGCCGCAGCCGGGAATCCCGACCATTGCGATGACCTCGGTGCGAACCCGGTGAGCGAACGACCAAGCGTAGACGCCACCCTTGGGCATGTTCTTGAACCCGGCTTCCATCCACTCCTTGGCAGCCGCGTAGGCAACCTTGGAGCTGACCGACATGAAGGAGGCTCGGCGCCCGTTCATGGTCACGGTGATTTTGTGCATCTCAGACTCTCCCGATCGTGTTCGTTGCTTGCGGGAACCATCCCCGCAACAGAACAGGCTCAATCGGAGACAGGCTCAGGGCGCTCTTTTTTGACGATTGTCACAGTTTTTTTTGGAACCGTCTCAACCACACCATCGTCGTACCTGACCACCATCTCTTCGCCCAGGAAGCGGACGATCACCGCGCGGCGAAACCGGCTCCCCTGGCCCTCCACGAAGCAGTCCACACCAGACTCGCCATCTGGGTCAAGCGTCTCCGTCCGATGTACGCGGAACGTCTCTGGTCCGTCCACAACCAGCGTCACGTTGCGGGCTTCTGAAGCGCTCACCTTGATGCGCAGCGTCTCTCCGCGATGGACAATGGAGACCGACTGACCGCTCTTCCTTCTCACTACCAGCACGTTGCTACCCTCTCAGCGGAATGATCAATTCAGGTTCGCCGGGGGCCACGAACGAAAGCGTCTCGACGGTTGATCCAATGTTCGGGATCTGCATCGTGACATACCGGTCTACTGCCTCACTCTTCACGTAACCAAGCGTGACGTGGGGCCGATAAGTCTTGAACGTCTCCAGGTGCGAGAACGACCTCGCTGCGACCTCATGGAGCACCGGCACTGCATCGCCCTGGATCTCAACGACCAACGCGGACACGCCCGGCGATACCTCGTCAAACACAGTGACACCCTTGGCCATCCTGAACGGCGCGCGAGCCACTGACGACATCACTCTGGCGATCGAATCGCGGTCCCGGTCCATGATGTTGGCAAGGATCGTGATATGCAGATCACGCACCAGACCATCACCAGCGAGATCCGCAGGATCGATCAGCTTCTGAAGCGGCCTGATCTCGTCTGCCATCCTGCCAGCCAGCGGGGCCATCAGAAATCCATACCGGCTCGTACGCTGGGACATCATCTCCTGGCGAATCATCTCACCAAACATCGGATCGATCTGAGTGATCACCGACTGGAGAATCACGCCCTCTGGAGTCCTGGAGTTCACTGCGCGATCGTCGATCAACACGTCGAACATCATCTTGCTTTCGAGATTCTGGCCAAACAGCGGATTCTCATTGATCCCATCCCAGGGGATGTCGTTTCGCGTCAGCCACTCGACAATCGCTGGGTAGCTCTCGGGGCCACGCACCGTGTAGAGCACCACCACGCAGCCGACAGCCTTCAGCGTCCGCAGGATGGAAACAATCTCGGGCCTCGGCTCGCCAATCAACATCGGATCGAACTCATCGCCGTAGTCCTGCGCCAGCGTGCCGTCCAGGTCGAACGCGATCACCGGCGGCATGAGCATCGCGGCCTGATCTCCAATCGCAAACGACTTGGCCTGCGGCTGTGTCGCTCGGGCACCACGCCGGAGAAGCGTCGGGAACGCCTTCTCTTCAGACTCTGGAGACGCTGGCGACGGTTGCTTGGGCGCAGCGGGCGGCTTCGCAGCCGCTGGCGCAGGCGGTGAACCCGGCGGCTTGGGACCAGCGGCCATGGGCGGCATTGCTGGAGCACCAGGCGCAGGCGGAGCCCCAGGCACCCCTGGCATCCCTGGCATCGCTCCCGGCTGCTGTCCATACGA